CCTCGTGTTGCAAACCATTCAACAACTTTTGAACTTGGAGGAGTGTGTATAGCAACGTCAGGTTTAACGTATACTTTTTCGCTTTTGCCTTTGCGTTGGTATGTATGTAGTTGAAAAGTTTTATTACAGTTATGGCAAGTGCCTATACCTCGTTCCCAATCGTAAGAGGCACACTTTGCTTTCTCATTTTTAGGTTTTCTATCTGGCGAGCATATTGGACAAATGCCTTGAGACTTACCTTCTTCAAGCTTGTATTGATTGAATTGGTCAATCAAAAAACCATTTATCTCTATTGTTTGCATTTATTAAATTTAATTTGTTACATATATATTATCAATAAACAATCGTGTTTATATTGTAAGAGCTCACTATTATAGATAATTAAACCCCAACTTGTGGGGCTTAACTATTCTATAAATTTACAATATTAAAATGGTAGATCGTCTTCCACTACTGCGGCCACTCTTTGTTGCGGGGCAGACTGCCCATCAGTTCTGGGTGCTGCAGCAACATTACTGCCATTCGTCCATACCACTTTAACGTTTCCAAGATATGTTTTAGCTGCTTTAGATTCACGTTCTTCTTTTGATTGTTCTACTTGTATTGGTCCTTGATTTCCAAATTGATCTACTTCGTCATTCAACGTAATTGTAATGGGAAGGTACTTTCCTTTAGCCCCATCAATTATTTTGTGTTTTGGAATTGCATTAAGGTTAATGCTCGCTTTAATTATACTAGCCATTTGTTTATAGTTTTAATTGTTTATTATTAGTTAAATAGTTTACTGCTTTTAATACTCCTTCAAGATTGTCACCTAAAAATCCAATGCCCGAATTACAAGACATACATAATATACCTCTTATCTTATTTGTTTCATGGCAATGATCAATATACGTTGATCTTTTATCAAGTATTTCCTTACCGCAACAATGGCAATTATTACTATCCATTAATGATTGAGCTTGGTCTAATGTTATTTTATAATTTCTTGCTCTGGAATATAAACACTCGCAAGTTTTACATCTTGATTTTAATCCGCCCGTATCTGGTCTGTTATAGAATTCAGTTAATGGTAATTCTAATTTGCAATAGGTGCATGTTTTCATATTATAATGTGCGTGTCAATAAAAATTGTTGAGGGTCAAAGTCCTCGGTCTTATAGAATAACTCGTATGCTTCGGCAGCTCTTTTGACTTTGTCTTCACCTGATTGTAAGAACTTGTCAGAGCAATCAAATATACCAATTTGATTTGTGCCTTTATCTATTGCAATGAAAATAAGATCATATCCGAATAGATTTTTGTAAATGTATGCTTGACTATCATAATTATATTTTCGTGCTGAATATGCAAAGTCTGCTATGTTAGAAGTTGTTTTAAGATCTATGATAAGACCTTCATCATGGTTAACAATATCTGCTTTGCCTTTCCACATCACATTAAATAATTCTGTAATACCAGGCTTTTCATATTCAACATTGAAACCTCGTATTAGATCTTTACAAATGTTATTAGCTAACATTGTATCCTTCATTAATTCTATCTTGTCTGCTTCATGTTGCAGCAAACAGATTTCACCACCAGATAATTCTTTATATGCATTGGTATTCCTGGTTGTTGCTTTAATAATCTTGTACTTATCTAACTTGTCAGGTTCCAAGATTGCTGTATGAAAATAACCACCAATAACAAAGTTTGGATTCGGAGGCTGAGGCTCATACAACAATAAAGGATTAGTAAGCAATGCAGATATATTTGAGTTGCTTAAAAAGTTTTTACCAAATTGTCCATAGTATTCTTGATCATCTTTTAACTTCTCTAAGATTTCTTCTTTTGTCATATTATAATGATTCTAATATTTTAGAAGCTTCAGCATCTAGTTCATACTTCTTTTTAATTGTATCAATTGATCCGCCTTTTGCTACAAAGTCTTTAGCTTTTTCAAATGCTGGATCTTTAATAGTTAATGCAGACTTTTTAGTTTCAGGTTCTGCTTTGCCATGATCTGCATCTTGAGTATCGTCAATCAAAAATAAATTACCTAACGCATACTTCTTACCATAACTTGATGCTGATCCAAACTTTTGAGGCATTTGCATACCCTTCTGATCTAAGTCAACTCCAACAATTGCTGTTGCACTTATGTGATCAAGGCTGTCAGATATTGTAGCAATAGATTCTATGATTGGAAATCCATGGTTGCTGTTAGTAATTAACGTTTCTGTTACCGTAACTGTTACGCCAAGACGCAATAAAAACGGTTTAGTTGCTTCAAGAATATCTTCAGCTGATCTAAAGTTATACTTACCAAACGAATTGAATCTAGACTTTTTAGATTTAAACTCTGTTTGTATTATTGCTAGCTTTTCGTTAAGTACGAAATCTCTCTCTAGAGTTTCTTGTACATTCTCTTCTTTTTTTACTGCCATATAATTTAATTTAATTTGTTACTAGCTTTATACTTTAACTTAGCGACTTTCTTTTCATGCTTTGTAAAGTATGATTGTGCCTTAAGTAAGTAATTTGTTTTGTCACTATTGAAGAAAAAATTTCTTACAATTCTTGTGCCATCATTCTTGCGCCCTATTTCATGCGTCACCATTGTCTCCATATAATTTGATTTATTTAGTTAGTATTCTTATTTATATAATTACGTATTATGTCAACTATTTAGCTTCTTTTAGCCAACATTTTTTAGTTTAACTTACAGGAAATCAAGGACTTGCGAGGAATCTACGTTGTCAATTAACTTCTTGATTGCTTGCTTTTTTATCTCTGAAATTCTTACATAAGCGCTCGCTCCTTCAATGCCTAATTTATCCGCAATGTCATTTGCCGAATGTTTATCACAGTCTAATCCATAACTTAGTCTCAATACTTCAAACTCTTTATCATTAAGATGTTTCTTAAGTAGGCTAGTTAAATAAACGTTCATTAATTCTATATTATAAAACTCTGATTGATCTGGAATTTGATATACCATAAATAGATCATCTTCATCATCATTCATTTGCTCGTCAATACTTAAGAATATAGAATTAAAAAACATTGCAACTAACTTATGATCGTTCTCGCTGTTTTTTCTGATTTCTAATAATTTGTATTCTGGTATCTTTATACTACCTCGATTAATATCGATAGTTCTGCGTATTGCTCCTTTAATTCTTTTAGATAAAAAAGATTTAATTGTACTTTCTTGATTTGTACTGTATTTAATTGTATCCCAATCTATTCTATCAATAGCTTGTATAAGGCCAATTGAGCCGCTTTGTATAAGATCTGTAATATCTAATACTCCACATGCTTGTGTAGTTGTAGAAAACTTTTTAGCAATGCTATCAACTAACGGTAAAAATAAAACAATCAATTTATCTCTAGAATATAAGCTATAATCTTGCTTAACAGTATCTTTATTGAATTGCTGAATGTCTTCTTTGTACCTTATGTAGTTTTGTATGTTATAACTTTTCATTATTGTAAAAATATTTTAAGGGTTTTACCACTATCTTGTACGGCTAATTCTATATTATTGAAATGGCCAAGTTCTGCATATAATGTTAATAAACGGCCAATAGCCATATCATTCTTTGCATGGTTTATTACTTCTACTCTATTTATTATTGTTTCATCTATTTCTTTCATAACGATTGATTTAATAATTCTTTTTCTTTTTTAAGTTCATTACTCATATTGCGATGTATTGTTCTGCTGGTACACCCAAAATGATCGGCTAATTTTTTAATTGTAATTTTTATATTTAGATCATGTGTGTATAGCATTGCATCATAAATATCAGACTCAGTAACTTTTTTAGTTTTACCAATCATTTGCCCTACAATAGATAACTTTTCATTTAATGTTAATCCACTGTTGTCCTTAAATATAATCTTGCGAGTTTTATTATAAGGAGGTTCATCAAGGTCTTTTAAAGACACATCGTACATCATGCTCTGTAATAATTGTTCACTAACATTAAATGTTATAAAGCCATTTTTTTTATTACATACATGCCTAACTATAGACTCAAACTCGTTTTGATCTAAAGAAGGATTCAAATACCAAAGTACATACAAATGCCATTTAAGAGATTTGTATGTAGGTATCTTTGCTTTACTTCTAAACAATTCATAACATTCAGTAGTGCCCTCTTCATAGAAAGAACCCCACTCATGTTGTTGTGTTGGTTTATCATTAATAGGTCCACGTCTGTATATCACTCTTTTTTTGTTTAAATATTCTAAATTTCTATCATATGACATTAGCTTACTATTTTATTATATTAAGGACCTAACGTCACATATTGCTCTAGCCCTAATCCCTTTTTATATTATTCTTCAAATCATCTATTTGAACTTGCACCTTAGCTGCTTTTAAATATTCCTCTCTGTCTATATATCCAGACTTTAATAGATTTAATCTAACAATTTCCTGTACAATATTCTGGCTATCCCACTCTTTTTGCTGGGCTAACATCTTTTGGAATACTAATTCCGCTATTCTTTCACACTCTTCGTTTGTCATAATATTTATTTTAATTTTGATACTTTACATATTATAAAGCTTTTACTTTACATATTATAAAGCTTTTGCCTTACATTTTTATTATCAATTATTGTTCGTATCAAGACTGTAAGTCTACATATTTAGATTACCACGATTAAAATGAACTTCTTTATCCATTTGCTCGTAATATTCTTGCGTGGTAAAATTAGCTTTAATAGCTTCTGCTTTTTTAAGATTAGCTTTAAGTCTTAAAAACTCAGCCTCAGTATGGTTTCTTTCGCTTAGGCATCGATCACAGTACAAATCATTAGTAGGTTTGCCTACAGTAATAATTGTTCTGCATAAATGACAAAGGGTTGCCCCCATGCCATTATTAAATTTGTGGATCGGTTTCATTTTCTTTTTCTTTTAAAAATTTTTTTGCATCTCCTATAGTATATATTCCTTGTGCTGAATTATCTAAAGAAAATATTCTAGTATCATCAGACAATCTACTTGATAATGGATTCAACCATCTACTATATCCTCCTCTAAAAAATACTTTTTCAAAGAATGAAGTATCTATGTAATCATATAACTCGCCATCTTTATCTACTAACTTACTTAACTCTACCTGCCGTTGAGGTATTCCAAATGTTGTACTCATATATTATTTCTTTTTAAATTGTTCTAATTAATCTTCTTGCTTCTGCATCAGATAAGGTTGCTCTTAATTTTTGCAGAAATTCTGACTTGCCTATTTGTTCTTGTTGCCATTTAGCACCATCTTCAAATATTAATCTATCTCCTATATTTTGAAATTTTCTTTCAACAACTTCTTCAAGTGTTTCAGGCCCACAATCGCAATACGTAGTATGGCCGCAATAACATTTAGTTTCTTCTTTCATATTTCAAATATATTACCATTACTAGTTAATTTTCCAAATTTGCCATCAGTTACTACTGATCCGTTACTAAACCATGTATCGTATGCGCTTAGTTTTAACATTCCTGCATTAATAATATCTTTGCAGTTATGTATGTGCCCAAATAAATGGTACGCAGGTTGCATCTCTAATACTACATTTAATAAAGACTTATCGCCACAAGGTTCCATATTATTAAGACGATCAAAAGACTTGTCTAAAATGCCTTTAGGCGGCCCGTGTGTAACAATAATGTCACAAGGTTCGTGTATAGCATTGCGCCAGAATCGATCTAGTTTATTGCGATCTTTCATGAATGCCCATTGACCAAACTGAGGCGTATGGGGTGACCCAAATATTTTAATGCCGTCAATATCTATATAGTCATTCTCTAAGTAATGTATGTTGTACCCAGAAAAATCTATTTTTTTAACTAAGCCTTTTTCAATAGAGGTATCATGATTACCTGCTACATAAATCTTATGCTCAATAGGTAATGATTTGTACCAATGAATAAATTCTTTAACTTCAGGCTCATTGTTGTATGGATCTCTAGGATTACTACAATCGCCAGAATGTATTACCATATCAATATCCTTAGGTATAGTTAGTAAGTCGTGATACCCGTGAGTATCTGAAATGTGCCATATTTTCATAATTTATTATCTTGTTCTATTAATTGGAATATATAACTCCATACTTTTATTTCTCTTCTATGTGATGCAATCATGTCGTCTACTGTATCAGAATTTATACCCCAATCAAGATATTTAGTCATATCCTCTCGTAATAAGCACTCTAATTTAGATCCAACTTTATTACTCGCTAAATCGTTTAAATAATCTTTATCAAAAACATCATTTTCCATATTATCCTAATTTATCAGGGTCTATATTATATTCAGTTAACAATTCGCTTATTTTATCAAACACTAAATAAACACCATCATGAGCATCCATCTCTTTGCCGTTTGCATGGTCACGATCAAGATCCCATTCACATTTTTTTCTTACGTTATGAGTTAATTCCCATAATAAACCAGCCATGTCGGGTGCCATGTTGTGTATAGCAAACTCATAGCTATCGTCTGGTAACTTAAATTTAATTGTCGCTTTCATATTAGTTAGGTCGTGTTCTTATTTCTTCATTACTATTTCGGATTTTTACTTTTTCAGCTTCGTAATAATTCCAGTAAGCAGCTACGCTATCGCCAGGAACTTTGTATTCATCAGGCATACATTGGGGCATTGGCGTAGAAGCTAAATTTATCATTTTCTTTGGTATATCGCCTAAACATTCTTCACATTTTGTTATAGTTAAATGTTTTTTACCATAACGTTTAGTATACTCTTCGCCAAGCGCTAGCATATGAAAGTACAACCACGCATAATTATCGGCAGACTCTCGTGCCCATATAGCTGACGGGTGATTTTTATGAGTTGCTTTATATGGTACATCTGCATTATCGCCATCTAGTACAATATGCGCAGTGCATAATAATTGCGCAGATTCTAAGATCATTTTTACAACGTGCTTGTTATACATCATTGTAGCTGCTTTATCAGGGTCTTTGTCTAAATAGAATATATTCATAGTTTTTGTATTTCATGTTTAATATTATAGTGATACTTAGATGCAGTGGCTTTTGTTAATTCATCAACAACTTTCATAGCACACATTTTACTTATAATCCAGCCATGTTTATCATACTCATCATTTAAAGTATGCTCTAATCTATGGTAAAAATACCATACTAAATTTAATGCTTCTTCTTTAGGTTCCATAATTAAAAATTGTTTTTTACTGCGTTCCACACTATAGCTTGGTACTCGTAACCGTTTAAGCCTCGTTGTTTAGCTTTTTCGATTGTTAATAATCTTATTTGATCATAGGCTTTTCTGCTTGGATTAGTTTTTATAGTTTTACCAAAGCAAGCGCGCAAATGCCAAACATCAACTGTAATATAATTGTTATCTAATTTTGCAATATTGTTAACAAAGCTAAATGTTTTTAAACTTTTATCAGTAATAGAGGTTTGCTCTTTACCTAATAAAAAGGCTTTTTCTTTGTTTCGGTTAAACGTACATACTTTAACTTGATCAGGCTCGAGGCCAGCGTGTATAGCATCAAGTACCGTTTTGGTATCTTTAATATTTTGTGGCCAACGATTACGTGGTGACAATGCACTAATGATACTCGCAACGGTTTCTAGCTTAGTATTATACCGCTCAGCAAGATCTTTACATATATAATGCGCTTGCTTATACCATGCAATACCGTTATCAATATCTTTATCGGTTGCTAATGAGAAGTAATTATCTAAATTTTTATTTACTTCCGCTAATTGTTTAGTTGTTAATTCTTTCATATTTGTTGTTTTACATATATATTATCATTCTTTAATCGTATCAAGACTGTAAGCAATTAATTTCTTATTATGCTTGTGTAAGCGGTTGTCTCTGCAATAAGAACAACTACCATTGTTTCTGCAGGATCTATCAAACACTCTTGATTTCCTGTACGCTTGTTTTACTGTTCTGCTCATAATATTTAATTTAGTAGTCAGGACAGGATTCGAACCTGTAAGCTCCCGCACTTCTGCGTTGATCAATTTTTTGTTTAATGTGAGGATCGCTTAACCTCAGTACAGTTTTTTAGCGTCTACCAATTCCGCCACCTGACTTAGCTTCTATTGACTTTATCAGTGTCAACACTTTACACAGCTTAGCTATTAGGAACTAAAAGGGGAATCGAACCCCTTAACCCGTCGGTTGTGACAATGCCCGGAGACTGAAACAGATCCATTTAGCCCAGCACTTAGTTCTTTATTAATCCGGGGACCGGTTATTTTCTTTATCCCATATTTCGGTTGCAACCAGCTAGCTAAGCCCGGTATAACTTCACACAACCCCGAGTGATTAACATTTCGACCGGGGTCACCCCAATCCCATTCACATCCGCTCCCAGGTTAATGCCTGCCCGCTTTATTACCTCGTTAACTTAGGCGCGTTGTTCGTCTCGGATGATTTCTTATTCAGCATTACGTACTGTTTCCCACGTTCCAACCTTGGTCTTGCAGGGTTACTGGTTTGTTGATCTTACTATTAACCCTTTTTCTATGTTATCAACCTAACAGCGAGCATTGGAATTTACACGGCCTCTATACCACTCATGTGAGACAACCGTGTATAGCAATTATACCGTAACAACTTTCTTAAATCTGTAGAAAGCTAAGATATATTTGTTTAAGAATTTACCTTTAGACGAGGCTTCTCTTAAACCATTCATTACGTGAGTTGGTACATTGAAGTACTCATACTCTCTACCGTTTTTAAACAGTACAAATAGTCTTTCGACATTAGGATAGTAAGACACTTCAAAGATAGCGCTACTATCAACCGTTAGTGTTTCCACCAAGTTTACATTAGTCATAGTTATTAAATTTAATTGTTAGTTGTCTTATAAGGATTCGAACCTAAACTGAATCAGTCAAAGTGATTAGTGCTACCGTTACACCATAAGACACGTGGTTAATCTAGCAATACCATATAGGCGTCGCCATTGGCTCGTCTGAACCAATTCATCGCTTTATTAAAGGTTGCATCATACTTATTTAACATAACACAACCCATAATATAATCATACATACTTAATTCAGCGGCTGTTAATTCAATACTTTCATGACTAAAAGGGTTCATTACCATTCCGCCATTAGTATATAACATACCATTAAACCATTTAGGCAATGGCTGATCTTCTGTTTTATTCTTTCTAAGATCTATCATTATTCTTCAGTATTAGTTATTAATTTACCAAATGATTCTTGAAATTTATCTAATAATATATCAGATAATTCATCAGTTACAGCGTCAGAATTAAAGTCAATATTTTCTATTTCAATTGTATTGTGGTAGTTAATACTGAACTCAGCGCTTGAATAATCATGTATGTCAACATCGCCTCGGTTTATTCTGTTTTCTAGTTCTCTGGTTACACTTTCGCTAAAGTTTTGAAAGTCCATTTCAGTAATTGGAGTAGCATTTGCATTAGACAAAGCCTCAGCGGTTTCAGTTAATACAGTAGTTCGCAATGAACTTAATAGATTAACAACATCGTCTTTAGAAAAGATACTTGGATAAGCATCTATAGTTTTTGTAATTTCCTGGTCAAACAGGTTGTTTATTTTATCCATTTTATTAAATTTTATTGGTTACATTTATATTATCAATTATTGTTCGTATTCGGACTGTAAGATTCCATTTTCTTCAACAACTTCGCAGAATAAGGTGTATAGTAAACTTTCTATTTGCTGCAATCTATGTAATTGATGTACGGTTAAAAGCGATCTTTCTATTCTAAAATCCGTATTTAGGTTTTCTTCAATTGTTAATGTTCCTTCAAAGACTGCTAGCTTAATTAAATCTAGTTCTTTATCGCTTAGTACTTTCATATATTTTTATTTCTAATGCATTGTTAAACACTCGATCGTATGCTTCTGCCATTTTATTATTATCGGCATAGTGTACAGTCCTTACTATTTCTCGCATCCACACTTCGAATGCTAATGCTTCTTGATGAGCTAATCTTTCTTTTGTCATAATTAATCTGTTAAAACTATTCTTAATGATCCATCTTCGTTTTCGCCAGTAAAATTACCAGTTGATTCATTGTATACTAATACTATATCAAAAGCTTTAGCTACTTTAACGGCTGCAATGCCAATCTCGCCTTGTAATGTTAATTCGCCGCGTCTAGGATAATACTGTATACTATAGAATACTTCAAACTCTACTTGCTCATTTACATATCTTAATTTTTCTAATAACCACATTCTTCTATCCATCTTGTTATATTTTTTATTTGTTACATATATATTATCATTTGTTAATCGTATTTTGATTGTAAGCTACTCAACTACTTTAATAAAGTTACCATCTTTTCCAAACAATAAAGTTAATTCAAACTTATGGTCTAGATATTCTATAATCTCTGATGGGTTGGCAAATTGCATGGCAATAGAGAATTGATCAGGTGGTAGGTCTAAACCTTGCTCACGAGCATAAGTGTATAGCAAACTCATATCAAGTTGATTACTATTACGCATTTTAATATACTCTGCTTTCATTATTTTTGTTTTAAGGTTAATGCTTTAATCTTTTCGATTGTTTCAGATACAACCATGTCTACATAATCCGCAGTCATCAAAGCATTTTTACCTTGTGCTTCAACTTCTTTAATATCTTTCTTCCATTCATTTCGAATTGCATTCAATCCTTCGATTACTAAATAACTTTCAAATCCGTTTAATTTTTTCATACTAATATTTATCTTTAATTTCTGTTAATGTTAAGTGATAATGATTCCAATAACCGCTTCTACTGTGAGCTTTCGCTTTTGCACCAAAGGATGATTTCATTTTAGTCTTGATTTGTTTATAGTCATTACTATTAAAACTCTTACAAAAGCCATCAATATTCACCGCATTTATACGGTTCGCTTTATTACGTGCTTTCTTTTCTTCAAGATATTGACACGCTTCTTTCATATTATTTGCTATTGTTATCATATTATTTTATTAAAGTTAAACCTAATTCATTTGCCACATAATTCACATGCTTCGTAGTTGTTCTTGACCACCAACCCAATACTTTAAGGGTATCGCCATCTCTCCTTGCAACGATTGTAGAGTAACTCCATACGTCATTACCAACCATTCTTAAATTGTCTTTGTATCTATTGAACTTTCTCATATTACTTTTTGATTATGTAAGTTAAACCTTTAAAATTAAACCACTCGCTTGTGCCGTCGGATTCTTTATTAGCATCGTAGATAAAACCAAAACTTGGTGGTAGATCGCCGATTGAATAAGGTGTGTATAGCAAACCGTTTAATAAGATTTGATTGTACTTTAAGAATTTAATTGAATTTGTCATAGTTAATTTGTTTTAGTTACATTTATATTATCAATTTTGAATCGTATTTATATTGTAAATACTTTGTAGTTAGGGTAGGAATCGAACCTACATTGCGGGCGCCTGATCGGCCTGAGTTTACCATTACTCCTCCTAACTCCTATTATTAATCTTTATACTTAACATCCGCCATGAATCTTTCAATTACACCGGCTTCAAAAGCTTCTTGTTCTTTATAGTATTTTGCACGTACTATTCTATCTAATAACCATTCAACAATCACTTCATAATCCGTGTGATGTTTAGTCATACCGTTTTCTATAGTCGCTTTATAATATGTGTGCTCAGGGAAGTACGGATTTTTGTACTCTATAATTTCATAATCTCCTATCATAATTAATCGTTATATATTTCAAATTCAACATCATCAAAGTCATTAGCGTCCAACACTACTTCTTCACCACAATACATTTCTTCCGCTAATAATCTTGCATCGATTTCATCGTTGGCTTCAACTTCAATTATCTTACTTAAATACTCGGTTATTTTTACTTTATATATCATATTATTATTTGTTACATTTATATTATCAATACTTAATCGTATTTAGATTGTAAATCAATCTTCATCTTCGCCGTCCCAATCGGTAAACTCGCAATGTTCTAAACAATCACCACACAACTCATCATATATATGGTGTCTACCCGCACCACAACAATCACTATATTCGTCCATACTTTTATTTATTTAAATTATTTTTATATTCTCTTTCGTCTCTTAAATTTCTATATTCGAAGTAAGACCATATTGCAGCGTTAATTCGACCAACTTCACTAGTGCCATCGTGGACTAAGTATGGTTCAACCGCATTGAAATAGTCGGTTAAGTCATAATCAATATCACAATATTGTTCTTTAAATAACTCTAATTCGTCACCTTGCATAAAGTTTAACCCAACAATCGCATCGTCTTCTTTAACTATTAGTATATAGCGGTCATCGCCATTACACCACACTATTTCTCTACTTTCTATTACTTTATAATCCATATTGTATTTTTTTACTTATTAATATTAGTTTCTTAGGGCCATAGAGGCGTATTTCGCTTGAATTAAGAACTCTTTTTTTACTTTTAATAATACCACTCTAAAGGCACTTGAATAACGTCTCATATTTACTTGTTTTAGTTTGTTTTTGTTACACTTATATTATCATTTCACAATCGTATTTTTATTGTAAAGAGGTTGAACTCTATTTGATCGAATTTAAAGAAGTACAGGTATTACAGAGTATCCCTTTGTTTGCAAGCCTTTTCAACCATTTTACCATCGATTATTGTTATTTTGTTACATATATATTATCGTTTTTGATTCGTGTTCATTTTGTAAGCACTTTTTGAGTGAAAATAGAAAATAGTTAACTATAGTGTAGGACGGAGTCTACTCTTTCGACAGTGTTTCAGTGCCAGACTACACATATATTATCAAATTACCGTCGTAATGTTATTGTAAGGGGTTTTTAGGTGAATGCTATACGCGTTGCTATACACTTTGTGTAAGGTTCCGATGGAACACTTTGTAAAAGTGTGACATTAGCTCATTAAGTTAATAATATAGTAGGCTAACGTCGCACTTTTTATTATAGGTTTTCTATCTCTTTTTTAACTTCATTCCAATTTATATCCTGACCGTAGCATTCGTATTTACTGCATCCATTTTTTTCTTTTAATATCTCATCAATTGCTATTAATGCACATTGTTTGGCTTCATCAGTATCTAAATAGTTTTCAGTTTGATGTGAATATAAATTTACATATCTATAAACTAACTCTTCTGCTTTTTCTTTTGGTGTCATATCTTATTTGTTTTTAAATTGTTCGTTGTAATATTGTTTGCCATTTCTTGAATTATAATAATACCTATCTATATAAGCATTATCGTAAGCATCAATAATCTGTTGCTTTTCCATTTCTTTGGCTTGTTCAAGAATAGCTCTAATTGCTAATTGATGTCCGCTTGGAATTAATTGTTCTAATTGCTCTACTGCAAACTCTACTGCTGTTGGTTTCATAATCTTATTTGTTTTACATTATTATTATCATTATTCACTCGTATTTAGTTAGTAGAAGAGACTTATTCAGCCTCAACTACTTCTAACACTTCAACCGTAGCCAAATGTCTTACATTACTTGGCATATCGGTAGATTGTGACCAATATTCTCTTTTAATCCAACAAGGCATAAGATTAAGTTTAGGTAACATCACTTTTAAAACCTCGTCATGATTGTAAGTTATACGTTGATTCTTGTTATTAACAAAGGTTATGATTTGATTACGACCTAACCATGACTTTCTTACTACAAAGTTAGCTCTTTCGATTGGTGGATAGATTAAAGCCAAGTCTTCTGGGCTTAATTTAGAGATAGCTTCAGCGATTAACTCTTTACTTGATTTTACAACTTCGTTTGTTACTTGATTTTTCATATTATTATATTTAATTTGTTATTACTTAGTTACACTTATATTATCAATTAGACTTCGTATTCTTATTGTAAGAACTTCTTAACCATTTGGTGCTTGTTGCTTACATATATATTATCAAATACCATCCGTACTCAGACTGTAGGAAATGCTATACGCAAATGCTATACATTTGCTATACGCTTCGCGTGTTACCACGCTCCACGTATCGGTCTCCATACACATCACGTATCGATTCATTATAATAAACACACAGCAATACATTATAACAAACAAACGGCGCTCACAGCAGCTCCAGTGTTCTCCTAGCAATAGCCAGATCATACGCCATGCGTACCGGAAAAGGCAAAACATTTCGGAAAGAACCAAAAAAGGTCCGGGGGGTGGGTAAAATCAAAGTCGTTTTCTTTCTGGGCGGTGCAGGCCAAAACAGGGTTGTAACCCCTTTATTATATATTTGTAATAATATTTTTTTCCACAACCACATATATTATTATTATATAAAAGTGTGACGTTAGGTAGTTATATTAAATAAATAGCAGGCTAATGTCGCACTGTAAGATTGGTTAACTATGCGTGATTGTATATACTATATTAAACGTTCAGATTATGGAATATACTTTTGGTATACAGTCACCTTTATTGAAGCAGAAACTATCTCCTATTGCGGCTAAGGCAAAGGCGAATAGAGATTTGGCGTATGCTAAGACGGATGATAGAACGGCAAAGAAGGCACATGCACAAAGAATGCATCGTAAGAATCCTGGTAAGAAAGGTATGGACTATGATCATGAAGATGGTAGGTTTGAATCTGTAAAACAGAACAGAGGAAATGAGGGTGAGGGTACAAAAAAAGAAAGTGGTAAAAATTATAAAGTAAAATAAGATGGCAATAATTCCAGCAGATGAAAAAGTCTTTATGGTAGACAAACGCACTAACACAGTTTACGGTGGTAGTGCGGCGTTACAAGCAATGCAACAATGGTACACAATGCAAGATGTAATTGATACAGTAGGAGCGGGCTCGCCTTATAGAGAATATTATGGAATAATTCGTGTAGTTGGAGCAACACCAACTGTAGTGGAATTTCAAAATACTATTGGCGCTCCATTAACTTTTACAAACACAGCAACTGGTGAATATATTATTTCATTTGGTTCAGAAGTTTTTATCTCTACTAAAGTTTTTTCAATTGCAAATAGCGGAGTTGGGGGAGCGGCAAATCTTCAGGTTATTGGTGGTGGTCCAGACGCTGGAAAGTTTAGACTTTATACCTATGATATTAGTGGTGCGCTTTCTAATACGCAAAGTAATCCAACTTGTATAAATATTCGAGTTTATAACTAATAAATAAAAAGATATGTACGGAAAAGGCATTGGTCCTCAGGGCCTAGGGACAAGCAAGAATAATGGGTATACGATTGGAGAAGCTAAAGGATGCAAATGTAAAGGTATGTGCCAATGTGGTAAAAGCCCAATGAAGAAGTTAAAGGATCTAAGCGGCGACGGTCAAGTTACCCAAAAAGATGTTTTAATTGGTAGAGGCGTTTTAGGTTCTCCTGCAAAGCAAATGATTAAAAGAGCAGATGGCTCTACGTCAAAAAGAGGATTGTGGGATAATATAAGAGCTAATAAAGGGTCTGGTAAAAAGCCAACTAAGGAAATGTTGAAAGAGGCAAAGAAAATAAAAAACAAGTAAAATGAAACCAACTATACTAAAGCATTTTGCTGGTAACAACAAGATGGTAAAAGATAATTGCGGATGCGATGATTCTCCAATGAAGCAAACTGCTGCTTGGACCCGCAAAGAAGGTAAAGATCCTAAAGGGGGGTTGAATGCTAAAGGTGTTGCAAGTTACAGAAGAGAGAACCCTGGATCAAAGCTGCAAACGGCTGTAACAAAAAAACCATCGGAATTGAAAGCGGGTAGTAAAGACGCTAAAAGACGTAAGTCGTTTTGCGCTAGAATGTCCGGTATGCCAGGCCCTATGAAGAAACCAAATGGAGAACCAACAAGAAAAAAGCTTGCATTAGACAAGTGGAACTGTTAAACAAATAAACAATGGCAATATTATACAGCTATCCAATAGCATCACCTGCACTTACAGATTTATTATTAGGAACTCATATAGATCCTGAGAGACCGCAAGACGGGAATCCTACTAAATCTTTTCACATATCAGATGTGGTAAACTTAGTATCTAACACAACTGTTAGTAATCCAACAGCGACAGCACTTAGCCTAGCTACATTGAATGCGTTGTATCCAAGTGCAATGATAGGGTTCAAAGTGCAATGTGCAAACCCTGCTGTATTAAAAATATATGAAAAAACTAATACTACTGCTTGGGTATCTTATACTATAGCAATAGTAGCATAAAACAAATAAATGGCAATAGGTAATTATTATCCAGTAAGCGGTACTGTCGTAGATCAGGATTTATTTTTAGGTACAAAAGCGGGTAATAACAATACTGTTAACTATACTGCGCAAACTGTAGCTAATTATTTAAATACGAATTCTAAGATAGCAATTGGTGGACAAATATCATTTAGATTTGATATATCCCCTAATATACCTAAAACAATATCTTTCAGCGGCGGTGGTGGAAGCGGAACTCCTTTCGCTAGTATAACACAATTAATAGTTTCTGGAATAGATTTATCTAGTACGGATATAACTATTTTCTTAAATTATTTAAACGGTAGTGAAATACTATTAGCGCAGCAAAATCAACCAAATTTATTTGGTAACTATAAAATAACCGGTTACACTCAAATTGGTACATCTAACTTCTATACTTTAGATTTACAGTTTATAGGTGGTAACGGAACTATTACAGAAAATACATATTATAATATAAGTTCTTTTGTGCTATCAAGTGGTATTGATGTACCTACGTTAAACCAAGTATTAACTGCTGGGAACACATCGGTAATAGACGCTAAGGTTGGTAACTTATATTCTTACGATAATTTAAATGTTGACTATGGTATAGTTCAGTTCTATGATGGCGGCGTTTCTTTAAAAGCAGCAACTACAAATAATTTATTATTTTATAACGATGCAACCGGTTCGGTAAGCTTTAGCAATGGTACATATTTACCCACTCTGAATTTTGCTGGAGTTGGTAATAACGTTTATACTTTTCAAAATGCAAATGGTACATTAGCATTCTTAAGCGATATACCTTCGCTAAGTGGGTATGTACCTACATCAAGAACTTTAACAATAAATGGAACATCTTATGATCTTACAGCAAATAGATCATGGAGTGTTGGGACTGTTACATCAGTTGGATTATCGATGCCTCCCGCATTTAATGTTTCGAGTAGTCCAGTTACTGGATCAGGAACAATAGCGGTTACAGGGGCCGGTGTCGCAAGTCAATATATAAGAGGGGATGGTACTCTCGCTAATTTTCCAACATCAACAGGTGGAGGGGCATCTGTTTCATATTACTTAAATGGTAGTATATCTCAGGGTACAATAGGAGGCGTTGCATATAAGGAAATGAATAGCGTTCCCGTAATTGGAGCAGGTACAGATTTCACTATTAATGCAGATGGATATATTGCTCAGTTTATTACAGATGTAGGAGACCCAAATAAATTATTAATACCGGGTGGTAATTGGAATTTTGAAACTTACTTTAGTGCTTCATCAGGCGGAGGTTCTCCGCGATTCTATGTTGAATTATATAAGTATGACGGTACTACATTCACACTAATTGCTTCTAATTCAGCATCGCCAAGATTAATCACAGATGGAACAAATATAGAGGCTTATTTTAGTGCTTTAGCGGTCCCGGCTACTACATTGCTTGTAACAGATAGATTAGCGGTTAGATTCTATGTTATTCATAGCGGTAGAACAATTACTATGCATACTGAGAATAGTCACTTATGCCAAGTTATAACAACATTCTCTTCAGGGTTAACAGCATTAAATGGGTTAACTTCTCAAGTGCAATATTTTGCAGTCGGAACATCAGGTACAGATTTTAATATATCCTCTGCCACTGATACGCATACATTTAATTTACCAACTGCATCGGCAGTAAATAGAGGAGCTTTAAGCTCTGCTGATTGGACTGCGTTTAATTCAAAAGCTTCCGCAAGTGGAACAACAAACTACGTTGCTAAATTCACAGGAGCTACTGCTATCGGCAATAGTCAGATATTTGACAATGGAACTAACGTAGGTATTGGTATTGCATTGCCTGAAGCAAAATTAGAAGTTGTTGGTTCTTCATCATCAGGATTACAAGAAGTTTTAAGATTAAGAGGCACAGAAGCTGGAGGGGCAGTTCAAGGAGGTCCATACATATCTCTTAGACCTGTTAATACAGACCCACTGCTTAAGAATTGGGAATTAGCAAGAGTCGCAGCATCTTCTGTCGCTTTCTCTTATGCGTCTAATTTATTATTTTATACAAATACAGGGGTAGCTTATACGGATATAACTGAGAAGATGCGTATTAGCTCTTCTGGGAACGTAGGTATTGGCACGACAGCACCAGGCGCAAGACTTGATGTAAGAGCACAAGGTGCGTTATCTACCGACATAGCTTTTAAAGTTCGAAATAGTACTGATACGGCTGATTTTATAGCTGTTAATGGATTAGGTAATGTTGGCATTGGGACTACAGCTTCAACAGAAAAATTAACTGTTTGGAATGATACGGCTGCCTCAATAGGAATACACACAAACAGAGAAATCGCTGGGGACTTAGCAATTTTAAGATTTAGTACAGTTACAAATGGCGATGCTGATGCAAGAAAAAAAGGAGCTATTTTCTTCAAAGCTAATGGAACTGGAAATGGTAGAGGAGATTTGCAATTTGCGGTAAATAATGCTGCTGATAGCAGCAATGCTGGAGTTGCAAATGCTGTAATGACATTACAATCTGACGGTAACGTAGGAATAGGAACAGCAGCTCCAACTACTAAACTTCAAGTATCTGGAGACGCAAATGGTATTTTATCTCTTGGTCGTTTTGAAAATACAAATGTAGGAAATGCAGTACAATCAAGAATCCAAGTAGTTTCCGGAACCGCAACTGCACAAATTCAAATGTTTGGCTCAGGTCATTCGACTACTCCACGTTTATTTAGGCTAAGTGGTTCGAGCGATGGTGGAGATATGTATTTAGCAACTGGAGGAGTTGATAGACTTGCTATTACCTTAGCTGGTAACGTAGGTATTGGAACAACAGCTCCTGTAGTTAAGTTAGCAGTGGCTGGAACAACTACAGATACATTAAGGATAGGGCAGACTGAAAACTTAACAGGCAACAAATATATGGTGCTTGGAATGAACGTGGCGAGCCAGTATGCACAAATAGAAGCAACTCGTTATGGCGAAGCATACCTGCCAGTTGTAATTAATCCATCAGGTGGAAATGTAGGGATTGGAACGACAACTCCAGTAGCAAGATTACACGTTGCAGCTCAAGGAGCATTATCTACCGACATAGCTATACGAGTTCGAAATAGTGCAAACACAGCGGATTTATTTAATGTTAATGGAAATGGGAACGTTGGTATTGGAACGACAACTCCAGCAAGTATTCTGGATGTTCAGAGCACTGCTGCTGCGATAGGTACTACGTTGAAAGTTTCAAACACAAGCGCATCTGGGGGTAATTACTTACAACTTGATAGAGCAACTAATTCAAGAGTAAACGCTTTAAACTTTAGTACAGCGGGTGTAGAGGATTGGTCATTAGGTATATTAAGAAATACCGGTAGCGCTACACAAATATTTAGCTTAAGTTATCAGACCGCTGGTAATATAAATTCAACTGGATTTGCAGTAACTAATACCGGCAACGTAGGTATTGGAACAATTTCACCAAGTGTTAAATTACATACAGTTGGAGATGGTTTATTCTCAAGTAATACAAATACGAATTTAACAATAAATTCAAACGGAGGTGTTTCTATATTAACTTTAACAACAGCGGCAGGAGCCCAATCAATATACGGGGGTGTAGGAGGTTTAAATAATATGGACTTCTATACCGCAAGCGGATTTAGAATGCGTATAGACCCTACAGGTAATGTTGGTATTGGCACGTCAACTCCGCAAGGTAGACTTGATGTAAGAGCTCCAGGAGCATTAACAATTGATACTGCTTTTAGAGTTAGAAATAGCGCTGACAGTAATAACTTAATAATTATTAACGGAGCAGGTGGAATTGGAGTTGGAACAACATCTCCGCTACCATCTGCGGTATTAGATATTAATTCAACAACTCAAGGATTCCTTCCTCCGAGAATGACAAACGCACAAAGATTAGCAATATCATTGCCAGCGGTTGGATTAATGGTTTATTGCACAGATGCAACGGAAGGATTATACATATATAAATCAACAGGTTGGACATTCATAATTTAAAAACAAATAAAAAATGGGACTATTAGTAAGTGCTACGGCAGAAAAAAAGATTTTAATTCAAGGAACAGAAATTGAATTACCAAGTGTTTATGCTCGTTTAGAGTATGGAGCAAGAGCAAACGGTGTAACATTAGAAATTGCAGCTTCTACTTATGAAAGCAAAGATGCTTACGAAAGCGGGGCAAGTATATTATTAACAGATGTGCCAATGTCAAATATAACTGTAGAGTTAGAAGAAGGACAAATGCAAGATTTATCAAGTGCTGAATTGTATTCTAAAGCAGGATATGAAGAATTAGGTTACTCTGTAGAGGTATTGTAATGAGTAAAGAGCAATTAGATATATTATTAAATAAATGGGTAAGTAGGAAACTGTCCGTTTTTATAGTAGCATGCGCTGGATTATTCTCAGGATATTTAACCTCATCTGATTGGGTTATTATATCAACTGCATATATAGGCATTCAAGGATTTACGGATATTGTTAATAAAATTAAAAGATAATGGATCAATGCAGTCTGCGTGTTTATGGTTTAAACACATTAACCCTCATAATGAGTCTAACAAATTTGGAAGCAAGCCTAAAAATACTATTATTGATAATATCAATAGTGTATACCTCAATGAAAATATTCGATTGGTTAATAATTAAAATAAAAGGAAATAAAAATGCAGATAACAGTAAAGAGACTACACAAGACTGATACATCTACAATAGGGGAACTATCGATCGATGGGCTATTCGAATGTTACACATTAGAGGATGTTGAACGCTCAGTAAAGATTAAGAATGAAACAGCAATACCTAAAGGTACTTATAAAGTAATAATAAATCAATCTAATAGATTCAAAAGATTATTGCCTTTATTAATTGATGTGCCTGGTTTTGAGGGGGTTCGTATACATAGTGGTAATTCAAACCATGATACAGAAGGTTGTATACTTGTTGGAAGAACACGCTCTAAAGATTTTATAGGGCAATCAAGAAAAGCATTTGAAAAATTATTTAAAAAAATGCAAGCGGCCAAAAATATAACCATAACTATATTATCATAATGAAAAAGATTATATTATTATTTTTAATCATATTAACATCTTGCGCAAGTAGACAAGTTCAAGTAGATAAATTAGACGTAAAGAAAGATAGTGTAGCTGAAACAAAAGTTACAGTTACAACTATAGAAAACGAAATAAAAACAGATTCTACAAACATAGTTACAACTATTGATAGTAGTGAGATTACAATCACCCCGATTGATACATGTAAAGAAATTATAGTAGAAGGCAAAGTTTATAAAAACGTTGTTTTAAAGATAAAAAAAAATAAAGTTAATACTTTATATACAAATAACAAAACAGAGTCTAATAATAAGCGTATGGACTCCGTAGCGACTGTTAAGGTAAATAAAACAGAAAAGATTTCTGGTAAAAATAAAACTATAGATAGAAAAGCTAATTACTGGTGGATCCTATGGTTAATTTTATTAATATTAACATTATATCAATTATGGCGAAACAGACTGTCGTTGCTAAAATTATTGTAAAGGACATATCTAGACCAGGTGTTCATGCAAAAACAAAATCATCTAAAATAAAAACTTCTAAGCTATATAAAAAAGCATATAGAGGCCAAGGAAAGTAAAAGTCCTAAAAAACAGGTGATATATAAGTTATATCAATTTAATCAAATAAAATTATGTCAGACGCAATAGTCAAAAACTTAAGCTTTGGAAAAGAAGCGAGTGATAAAGTATTTGCTGGAATAGAAAAATTATCTAGAGCGGTTAGTTCTACTCTAGGAGCCAGTGGTAAATGTGTTTTATTAGAAGACGGAAATGGTCGTCCAGTTATTACTAAAGATGGTGTTTCAGTTGCTGATTCAATTATTCTTTTAGATCCTGTTGAAAATATGGGAGCTACACTTTTAAAAGAAGCAGCTAGAAAAACAGTTAGAGAAGCGGGGGATGGAACTACAACAGCAACAGTATTAGCGCACGCCATTTTAAAGAACGCTTACGCTATTGAGAATCCTAATGCTAGGAAGATCAAAGAAGGTATTAATAAAGCAGTTGAAAATGTAATAAAGTATCTTGATGATATGTCTATAAAAGTAGACGATAATATGCTAGATCAAATTGCTACCATTTCAACTAATAATGATCCTGAGTTAGGTAAGTTAGTGGGAGATGCTTTTAGATCAGTTGGTAACACTGGAATCGTAATGATGGAAACATCGGCAGAGCCAGAATGTAGCTTACAAGTTGTTGAAGGAGTTCAATGTTCAATGGGTTTAAAGAATTCACACTTTATTACCAATCAAAAAAATAAAACTGCAGAGTTAGATAACCCTTTGGTTTTATTAGTTGAATCTCCAATAGAGAATATAAGACAGATACAATCTGTTTTAGAATACGTTATAAAGAACAATAAGTCTTTACTTATAGTTGCAGATATGGAGCAAGTTCCATTATCAGCTTTGGCAATGAATAAGTCTAAAGGAAATATAAAAATAAATGTTATTGATGCTCCGGTTTACGGAGTTAATAGAAAAGAGATATTCGATGATCTTGCTTTATTAACTGGTGCAACTTTAATAAACGAAGATCTTGGTGATGATCTAGATTTAATACAGCCAGACGTATTAGGCAGTTGTATTAAAAGTATAACAAACTATGAAGAAACAATTCTTCACGTTGGTGAAACATCAAATGAGATATTAGAGATTATTGAGGATATTAAAAAGTCTTTAACAGAATCTAATCACAGTCATCAAGTAATAAAATTAGAAAAAAGATTAGCAAGACTAACAGCTAAGATTGCTGTTGTAAAAGTTGGTGCTAATTCAGAAATAGAATTAAAAGAAAAAGCAGATAGAATAGAAGATGCAATTTGTGCAACTAAAGCGGCTATTAAAGAAGGTATTGTGCCAGGCGGAGGAATTGCTTTATTGAATGCTTCACATAATATAGATACTTTTTCAGTTGGAGAAGAAATACTATTAGATTCTATTAGAGCACCTTTTAAAACTATATTAGACAATGCGGGTATTGATTATGCTCCGTTGGAAACAATATCGAAAATTGGGTATGGGCTTAATGTTATAACAGGTGAAACTGTAGATATGATTAAAGCAGGAATTATTGATCCTTTATTGGTGACAAAAAGTGCTTTAAGAAATGCAGCTTCTGTAGCAACTACAATATTGTCAACAGATTGTGTAATTAATAACTTACGCGTATCATGAAAGCAATAGGTAGAAATTTAATTATACAAAAGTTAAAAGAAGGTACAACCGTCACAAAAGGCGGTTTGATGCTTTCTGAGAATCAAAGAGAAGATATTAGATATGTTGAAGCAAGTGTTTTGTCAATAGGAGATGAAGTTGTTGGAGTTAAAGAAAACGATAAGATATTCTTTGATAGACATGCAGGCCACAAGATAGAAATTGGCAAAGAGATATATCATGTTATAAAATTAGCCGATGTCGTTATTGTTTTATGAAACGATTAGAAGCTGCAGATGTCAAAGAGCTGGGGTTATTAAAACATTATAGAATAATACGCAGATGGGCATGCAAGAATAACGATTTAACGGATGCTGATTTAGAACTGTTAATCTATTTTGATTGCATGGACTTCTTTACAAAACAGGATTATAAAATAGGTACATACGCATATAGTTGGGACAATAAACGCTGGAACAGTTTATTAAAAGAAGGTTGGATAGTGGTTTGGAGAAATAGAAACCATACAACTCAAAAATACAATATATATAAAGTTTCATTTAAGTGTAAACAACTAATAAATAAAATGTACCGTATAATGCTGGGGAAAGAAGATATACCAACTGGCCGCAGAAATACAATAATGAAAGGAAAAACATATATGGATACGGTAGCAATAACGGCCATAGAAAATGTAAATAACGATAAAACAAGAAACAATAATGGATATTAACACACGACCACAATTGCCATATAACGATATTAGCCCTAAAGCTTTCTCAAACCAAGAAGCTATAGTTGGTATGTATGGGCAAGCAAATCCAGGAACTTTTACTAGAACTGTTGGAAATACTAATATGGTAAAATCAATGGATATGACAGCCGGTCAAGATATGCCAGTTCCTCCTCCTATGGGAGTGGACACACCGATAACTCCTAACTACGACTTAAACTATTAATCATGAATTTAAACATCAAAAAACACCCAAACGACATTCACGATAAGACTGCTGCTGAGTCAGGGGTAGGAGCAAATGCTCTATGGAATGGTCCTTTTAATACGGACTCTTTGCCAAAAGGTAAAGGTTCAAGCTCTGGAATAACTGGAATTATATTAAACAACGATAAGCCACAGTATAGTGGGCTACCAATAACTGAAAAAGCTAAAGGTAGATTTTAATATTATTCCTTTATAATTAAAAACAAAACTAAAAACTTTAAAATGAAAAAACCAGTAGCTAAAAAAATTACAGAAAAGAAAACAGGAGAAAAGTATGCTTCTAAAGCAGCAATGATGAAACACGAAAAAGGTGAATCAAAAGCTGAAATGAAAAAAGAATACGGTAAAGTTAAACCTGCTGCAAAGCAAATGAAAACTCCGGCTAAAATGAATTCGCCAATGCAAATGAAATCAGCCGCTTATATGAAGATGGCAGATAAAATGGCACCAGCTAAAATGAAGGCAGCTGATAAAAAAGCTCCTATGAAAATGAAAAAATGTTAGTAATAACATTCTTTATATATATATAAACAAAAACAAAAAAACAAAAAAATGGCAAAATTTATCCAAATCCCAACTACTGTAGCTGGGTCACCAAACATCTTATTTAACGCAGACGTTATTAGCGCGGTTTCTTTCCTTACTGCTACTACATTTGCAGTTTATGCACAATCAAAAGTATTTACATTCACAACTAGTGCTGCTGGTGCTGCTGGGACTGTAGCTGCAATCTACAAAGCTATCTTAGCTGTAAATGGACCAGTTTTAGTAGACGTTGTAATGCCTACTGGTGTTACTATCGCTGCTCTACCTGTAGTATCCTAATTATTTATTTTAAATCCCCTATAGAGTAATTTATAGGGGAATTTAATAATTTAAACCGTATAAGAATGGCATTTAAAATGACGGGTCCACCTTACAATATGGACAACACACCTATTTATAGTACGGACATGGATGATAATATTTTAGGCATGGCTCAGAATAATGGAACTATACTTATTAATAAAGATATGTCTCCATTAGAATTAAAAAAGAATAAGACAATAGAACACGAAAAAGTTCATATTGATCAAATGAAAAGAGGCGATCTGGATTACACAGACACTCACGTAATTTGGAAAGGAAAAAAATACAAAAGATCTTCTATGAAAGAAGGATCTAAAAAGTTACCTTGGGAGATGGAAGCTTATAAAAAGCAGTAAATACACGTAATAATAATATTATATAAATCTAATATTATTTAATTATGAAAAAAGTATTTTTAATCATCGCAATTGCATTATTTAGTTTAAACACTTTTGCTCAAGAAAAAATTAATCCAAATGATTTAGTTGGATATTGGAGACCAAGCGAAGAAACAACACAACTTTTCTTCTGGAAAGATTTAAGCGGTAATTTGCAAATGCAAGAAATTTGCGGATCAACTGGGGATCCATTAGATTTGCTTACGCTAAGAGTTGAAGAAACATATGTGTTTGCTTCTACACTATTTAAAGCTAATTCTTGGTTAACCAATTGTACTTATACACTTGTTAATAAATCTACATTGAAATGTGTTATTACCGGAAGTGGATCAGGAACAGTATATTATACAAAGATTAAATAACAATAACAAATAATTTAAAAACAAAATGGCATACACTCAAAAACCAGGTAGAGGTAACAACGCAAAAACAGGTAATGGCTTACCTAGTCCGTTTATGCAAGAAGATAAATACGGAGCATTTGGTAAAGATTTATCAAAAGGTAATCCTTATGAAAAATGGGATACTAATAACCCAAGCTTTAAAGCTAGAAAGTTTACTGAAAAATCAGGAATGCTTGATAGTATTGCAACCGCTAAGAAAGCAATAGAATTTGGCATTGGAAAAAGAGAAGCTGGTAAAATGGGTAATATAGCTGCTAATGCTGTAAGAGCAAATAGAGGTAATGCTGATTTAAATGTTACTGTTAAAACAGTACCTGGAGGAGAAGAATACAAACAAAAAGTTAAGCCAGAAATTAATCCAAGAACTGGTGCAAAAGTAAAAGTAGTTCCTCCTACTAAAATGAAAGTAAGCAAAAAAACTGCTTATGACATTAAAGAAGCTAGCAATCAAAAATTAAAAGCAAGTGCTAGAAAAAATTACGCGGAGAATGCTCAGGCAGCAATGAAAAACAAAATGAAAAAATAAATGAAAAATCTATCAACAACAGGTTATAAAAAGAATAGTCCTGATAAAGATAGACCTTATAATGTAATACCTAGCGGGGAAATCACAATGAAAAACGTAGGTTTCCCCGTTTTGGGTATTGATAATGAAGGCAATTCTAAAATTATGGAGCCAGGTAAAGATTATTCTTTTCCGGGTAATACAGTTTTAGAATTTAAACTCAATACAAAAAACAAAAATAAAATATACAATAAAATATTTAAAAAATAATTATGGGACAATACGGAAATCAACCAGACTTTGCGACTACTGTAGGAACAGTGGCTAGCTTACCATTAACAGGCATTAAGTCTGCGGCTATATATATTGGAGCAGTAGTTGATCCATTGCTTAATACTACAATAACAGTAAGGCCAGTTGGGAATACTACAGATGTGACATTCTCAGGGTTAACTAGTGGCACATTTCTACCAGTTATTGTTTCGGGTATTACATCGGCAACTAACGTTTCTGCTGCAAATATTTTATTAGTATACTAATATGATAAATATAGGGATTGGAGTAAGTTGGGCTAAGTCTTTATATAGCGTGGCTAATAATATTATTGCTAACTTTAGAGCAAGAGTATTATCATATCCAAATAGTATATTTGAAGCTGGACCTTGCTTAGATGCAACATTGGAAGAATTAAATGCGGTAGGATTATTAGACGATGCTTCACTTATTGTTACACCTAATGCGTACAATGAGGGAGTATTATATGACGTTATCCCTAATACACCTCTTGGCGATATGGATGTTGTTCGTGCTACAACAGCAACGAGAGTAAATAGTTCGGGATTGATTGAAGTAGTTCCGAGAAATTTAATTACATATAGTAATGATTTTACAAATGCAGCTTGGATAAAAACAAGTGGTGCGTCAATAACTGCAAATTCGGTTATTGCTCCAAATGGAACAATGACTGCCGATACTTTAAACGTTGCGGTAGCTACTTATTCGGGAATATATCAAAATCTTGGAAGTTTAAGTGGACAAAATACAATTAGTATTTATGCTAAAAAAGGAACAAAAGATTTTTTATATTTTATAAATTTACAAGGAAGTACAACAGCCGTTTGGTTTAATATTAGCAACGGAACATTAGGCACGGTTTCAAGTGGTTATACTGCTACAATAACTGACGTTGGTAATAGTTGGTATCGTTGCACTTTAAGTCAATCCGTTAGTGCAACAAGTTACTTTCAATTAGGTTTAAGCGATTCAGACGGTTCTGTTACTCCTACAAGTACGGGAACAGCTTACATTTGGGGTGCTCAATTAGAAGCTTTTTCAACAGCAACAGAATATTTCCCTACAACAACACGTTTAAATATACCTCGTATTGATTACACAAACGGAAGTTGTCCGAGTTTATTGGTAGAGCCACAAAGAACAAATTTATATTTTCCGTCAATTCCCTCTTCATCAGGTGGTGGAACATATACTTTGAACGATGCAATTTCTCCCGACGGAACACAAAACGCATCATCTTTTGTACCAAGTGGATTTGGTGTTGTTTATTCTAATTCAATAAGTACAACAGTGCAAACTTACACTTTCAGCGTTTATTTAAAAGGAACTGTTAATGGCCAAAAAGTTGGATTAGGCGATAATGGAAATATATTAAATAATTTTACAATAACAACGTCTTGGCAAAGATATACTTTCACTTTTACAGGTAGTGTTCAAAATACTCCTTTTTATCTTTTATCAGGTAATTATTTTAGTCCCGCTGAAAATAATAAGTTTTATATTTATGGCGCTCAATTAGAAGTAGGCTCATACGCCACTTCACTGATACCGACTCAAGCATCTTCAGTAACTCGTAACGCTGATGTTATTTCTAAAACAGGAATAAGTAGTTTAATAGATAGTCAACAAGGTGTTTTATTTATGAACATAAAAGCTTTATCTGATAATTATGACTCACAAAGTAGTTTTATTGGATTAACAAGTGGAACATTCGCAGATACTATACAATTATATTATACTTCAACAAGATTAGGCGGATTGTTTAGAAGTAATTTCAATAGTTCAGATGTTTTTGTAATATCATCAACAATTAATACATTTAATAAAGTTGCTTTAAGATGGGTTGGAACTACTTTTTCAGTTTTTGCAAATGGTGTTTTAATTGGAACTCGAACATTAACTCAATTACCAATAAATAAATTAAACACATTTATAACTAATGATGGTAATGGTGGAAGCCCTTTTAGCGGTAATATTGATTCTATTCAAATTTACAAAACACCTCTAACAGACGAACAATTAACTTTACTTACAGGAGACTTATACGATAGTTATTCTGAAATGGCGAATAGTTTAAATTATATCTTAGAATAATGGCACAGACAAGTTTAATAATAGGAGATACAAATTGGGCAGTAAAAGAAGATAGCCTATTGGGATATAATGTTATTCAAAATAAGTATTTACCAATACCTATAGATACCGTACGTGCTACTACAGCTACACGAGTAAATGAACAAGGGTTAATTGAGATTGTACCAAGAAACTTAATTGAATATAGTGAACAACTTGATAATGCAGTTTGGATTAGAACTAATTTAACTGTAACTCCGAACGCGACTACTGCTCCAAACGGAACATTAACTGCTGAAAAATTAATTCCAACTGTAACTAACGATTTACATATAACCGAAAGTAGTGTAGTTTCTTTTGTTAGTGGTAGTATATATACTTTTAGTTTCTATGCAAAAAGAGCTGAAGATAATTTCATTCAAATTACAGCTTCATCTTCTTTGCTATCAACAAGAGCAAATTTTAATTTATTAAATGGTACTTTAGGATTTGTAGATAGCGGTATAACCGCTACTATTACACCTATTAATAATGATTGGTATAGATGTACCGCTTCTTTTGTTGCGGCTGCTACAGGTAATTTTAGAATGGTTTTATGTAATATACCAGCTTCAACTTCTGCTCGTTTTGCAACTTTTGCAGGTAATGGAACTTCAGGCGTTTTTGTTTGGGGTTGCCAAGTTGATAATGGCTCAGTTGCTACAGAATACTTTCCTACAACTAATAGATTAGATATACCACGTATTGATTATTCAACAGGTACAGCTGCGCTTTTGGTGGAATCTGGTCGGACAAATTTAGCTACAAATAGTGACGGAAATGTAAGTACATATGGTTCAGCTATAAATGTTACTAATGCATCGAGTTCTTTTAATTCATTCACAAATGCAATACAATTTCCAAGCACAGGTTTAGCTTTATCTTATAAGTCAGTAGTTACAACAGCACAAACATACGCTATTTCTGTTTTTATAAAAATGGATGATAATTCAGTTCCAATACTTTCAGCAAGTCAAACAACAGGGAATTTTTGTTTAGTTATAGCGGGAGCCATTGCTACAAATAATTTAAAAGTTGAAAGTTATGGTAACAATGTTTATAGATTAAGTGCAACAGCAACAAGTGGAGCAGTTAATATTAATAATGGTTTAATTAGATACGATACACAAGTATTAAAATCTTTTAAAATTACAGGAATACAATTAGAAGCTGGCGCTTACCCAACATCGTACATACCTACATTAGCAAGTTCTGTGAGCCGTAATTCTGATTTGATTTCTAAAACAGGAGTTAGCGGTTTAGTTGGAACTGAATTTACTATATTTTTTGATGGTTTTGAAAGTATTGGAGGAAGTAGTAGTAGATATATTGTTTTAAAAGGGAGCGGAGGGCTTTATGCAAATTTAATAATTATTGAACAAACGCCAACAAATTTAATAGCTGCTTTTGTTAATGATAACAGCTCGTCGAGTGTATTTGCTTCTTATTCCTCTCAATTAACAAGTGGGCAAAGAGTTAAATTTGCTCTAAGATGTAAAAATAACGATTTTGCATTTTATGTAAATGGGCAATTAAGAAATGCCCAAGCAAGCGGAACAGTGCCTACAACTTCAACTTTATATTTAGGATATTATCCTGACTATGCAGATAATTATAATATAATAAATTCATCCGTAATTTATAATTCAGCTTTAACAAATGCAGAAATGGCACAATTAACAACACTATAATATGGAAATTTATAAATTAAACTATGCAGACCCAAATGCTGCAACAGCTGATTTAATAGCTAAAGGAGTATATGTTGAAATTACAGACTTAAATGGCGAGCCTCAATTAGTTTATGCTAATGGAACTCAAGCTGTAGTAGATATAGGACAAATTGTAAAAGTACCAGGAGAGTATGACGACCAAGGGAATGTGATTGTTGAACCTATCTATTATGATGGTGTATTCTACGATGTAATGACAACTGAGGTGGTTGACTTTGGAACCAATGAAGTGTTCCCTGTTGATTGCGTTCATTCTTTTATGGGTTATGCTCAAAACGCTGATGGACCAGTAGATGAACCATTACAGGTAATTATGCCGAAAAACAAGTAATTAAATAAGTATAATAACAATAAACAATTAAATTAAATAAAAAATGGAAGTAGTAAAACAGATTACAAAAGAACAATTAGAAAAAATTACAACGCAACAAAAAGATCTTCAAGCGTTATTAACTAACATTGGATTATTAGAATCCCAAAAGCATAGATTCTTACATCAAATTGCAGAGGTTAATAAAACAATCGAAGACTTTAAAACTGAATTGCAAGAAGAATATGGACCAATCAATATTAGTTTAGAGGATGGTTCTTATACTGAGATTGAAGAAGAAGTTAAAGAAACTGAATAATGAATTCAGTAATTAGAAAAATAAGTATAGGCGTTGATTATAAAAATGAAGCAATGCATTATTCTGTAGGCCAGCAGGTTTACGGAGGACATGAGATTGCATGCATTTTAGTAGATGAGCAAGATTCATCGTATAATGTTTATATAAAGAAAGAAGACGAAGTAATGCCATGGAAGAAGTTTAATCATAACATGGCAGTATCTGTAGAATACGATTTAGAATACTAATGCAAAGTGTATTTAACTTTATTGTAAAGCCCGTCGGTGATAGGTACAATAACAAAGTTAAAGTAGACGACAAAGAACTAATACTAAATACAAAAATAGAAAGTTTTAAATCAGTGAATAAATTAGCGGAGGTAGTTTCTACACCGCTAGCTTATTCTACTAATATTAAAAAAGGAGATTTAGTAGTAATACATCACAATGTATTTAGAAGGTTCTACGATATTAGAGGAAATCAAAAAGACAGCCGTTCATATTTTATGAATGATTTGTATTTTTGTGATCTAGATCAAATCTACTTGTATAAAAATGAAGGTAAATGGGAAACATTTGGAGACAGATGCTTTATTAAACCATTAAAAAATATAGATTATTTAAAGCTCGATAAAGAGCAAAGGCTTATTGGTATACTAAAATACGGAAATGAGTCCTTAAACAAGCTTAAAATCAATCCTGGTGACCTGGTTGGATATACTCCAGATGGTGAATGGGAATTTATAATTGATGGTGAGCGGTTATATTGTATGAAATCTAATGATATTGTAATTAAATATGAATATAAAGGAAACGAAGAGGAATACAACCCAGGTTGGGTACATAGTATATAGGCATATAAGACACGATAAAAACGAACCCTTTTATATCGGGATAGGTTCTGAAAGAAGAAGCAAAGATACAGGCGTTCGTAGAAGTATTATGTGGAATAATATAATTGCTAAATCATCTTATGACATAGAAATTCTTTTTGAAAATTTAACTTGGGATCAAGCATGTTTAAAAGAAAAAGAATTTATTGCTATTTACGGCCGCAAAGATAAAAAAACGGGTAGTTTATGTAATATGACTGACGGAGGCGACGGCGCTCCTGGCCAAATTCATTCGGAAGAAACAAAAATAAAAAGAGCTCTAGCAATAACAGGAGAAAAGCATGGAATGTATGGTAAAACACATACTGATATATTGAAAGCAAAATGGTCTAAAGAAAGAAGTAGAGAAAAACATTTTCTTGCAAGGAAAGTGCTTAATACCGAAACAAATAAAATATTTAATTGTGTAAAAGACGCTTCTGAATTTTATTCTATTAATTATAGTACTTTATGTAGTTGGTTAAATAAATCAAGACCTAACAAAAGTAATTTTATTTATATTTAATTTTATGGAAATAAAAAAAGCAAAACAAGCAATTATACAGGCGGGTAAAGAAGCAGTTGATGAATTAATTAAAGTGGCTAAGTCTCCAATATTAATGGGTAATGAAGATGATCCAGAACCTGAAAAATTGAAGAATGCTGCTGCCACAAAAAAGCTGGCTATATTTGATGCTTTTGAAATCCTTAGTAGGATTGAAGAGGAAGAAAGAATGTTAGAAGATAGCGAAAAAGAACCAACGGCAAAAACGTTTAAAGGTTTCGCAGAAGGGAGATCCAAATAATGTACGAAAATACTTTATTCAAGGTTTTACCTGATTATATCAAGTCAAGTGTTTTAAAGAAAGAGAATAGGCTTAAAACATGGAAGTACGGCTATAATAAACAACACGATATAGTTGTTATAAGTAAGACCGGAAAGATTGGCGAAATATACGAGATTCAAAATCTAAAGATTGCTTTACCTCTAATAGAGGATTCATACCAAAGAAGCCCGAAAAAAGAATTACAATATTGGGAGCAATTAGAAGTACCTAAGGAGTTAATTAAAATAAAGAATGTATTCGATTGGAATAAATATCCGGATGCATTTAAAGAGAAGTGGTACGATTACATTGACAATGAATTCAGATACAGAGACGAAGGTTTCTCATTTTATAGTAATGGAACTCCTACATATATAACAGGTACACATTACATGTACCTACAATGGAGTAAAATAGATGTTGGTGCCCCAGACTTTAGAGAATCAAATAGATTGTTCTTTATATTTTGGGAAGCTTGCAAAGCGGATTACAGATGTTACGGAATGTCTTATTTAAAGAATAGACGTTCTGGATTTTCATTTATGTCTTCCGCAGAACTAGTTAACCAAGCTACTATGTCAAGTGACTCAAGATTTGGTATACTATCTAAATCAGGTAGCGATGCTAAAACGATGTTCACTGATAAGGTTGTACCAATATCAATTAACTACCCGTTCTTCTTTAAACCTATCCAAGATGGTATGGATAGACCTAAAACAGAGTTAGCATATAGAGTGCCAGCTTCTAAGTTTACAAGAAAGAAATTAGATAATAATGAAAACCCTGAAGAACTTGATGGTCTTGATACAACAATTGACTGGAAGAATACAGGAGATAACTCTTATGATGGGGAAAAGCTAAAGCTTTTAGTTCATGATGAAAGTGGTAAATGGCTTAAACCTGATAACATATTAAATAACTGGAGGGTTACTAAAACTTGTTTAAGATTAGGTAGTCGTATTATCGGTAAGTGTATGATGGGTTCGACATCAAATGCTTTAGATAAAGGAGGAGAGAATTTTAAGAAACTTTATTACAACTCAGATGTTACGAAAAGAAACGCCAATGGACAGACTAGCTCAGGATTATATAGTTTGTTCATACCTATGGAATGGTCCTACGAGGGATTCATTGATACTTATGGCTTACCTGTCTTCCACACTCCAGAAAAACCAATCAAAGGAATCGACGGAAACGAAATTGAAATAGGTGTTATTGAGCACTGGCAGAATGAAGTTGATGGTTTAAAGTCAGATTCAGATGGTCTAAATGAATACTACCGACAGTTTCCAAGAACAGAACAACACGCATTTAGAGATGAAACAAAACAATCGTTGTTTAATCTTACAAAAATATACGAGCAAATTGATTATAATGCAGACCTACGTTACTCTGGTGTTTTAACACGAGGGAACTTCCAATGGGATAACGGCATACTAGATACAAGAGTAAGCTTTTATCCAAATAAAGACGGTAGGTTCATAATCTCTTGGGTACCACCTAAACATATGCAAAACCGCGTAATAATAAAGGATGGGTACAAATATCCTGGTAATGAGCACTGTGGCGCATTTGGATGTGATAGTTACGATATATCCGGGACAGTTGACAATAGAGGATCGAATGGATCTCTTCATGGGTTAACAAAGTTTTCAATGGAAGACGTACCAGCAAACCATTTCTTTTTAGAATATATTGCAAGACCTCAGACAGCTGAAATATTCTTTGAAGAAGTTTTAATGGCTTGTGTATTTTACGGTATGCCAATACTTGCAGAGAATAACAAAGCAAGACTATTATATCATTTCAAAAGAAGAGGCTATAGAGGATTCTCAATGAATAGACCTGATAAAGTATGGAATAAGTTATCTCCAGCTGAAAAAGAAATTGGAGGTATACCAAACTCAGGACAAGATATTATACAAGCCCACGCAGCAGCAATTGAAACTTACATAGAAAATTATGTAGGAGATTTAGGGGATTCATATGGAGATATGTATTTCCAAAAAACATTAGAAGATTGGGCAAGGTTCAACATAAACGATAGAACAAAGCATGATGCTTCGATAAGTTCTGGGTTAGCTATAATGGCATGTAATAAACACATGTATACGCCAACTAGCAATTTCCAAAAGGATAAGACTCCTTTAAACTTTAAAAGATATAATAATGAAGGTTATAGTTCAAAAATAATATAATAGATGATTTATACAAACACTAATAGTTCTTTCCCTACCCAAGTAGTATCAGATGAAGAAAAGCAAAGTCTTGAATATGGAATTCTAGTTGCTAGGGCTATTGAAAACGAATGGTTTCGTGGAGATAGAGTTGGAGCTGGAACCGGTAATAGATGGGGATCAAACTGGCAAAACTTTCACAATTTACGTTTATATGCAAGAGGTGAACAATCTGTACAAAAATACAAAGATGAATTGTCTGTTAATGGCGACTTATCGTATCTTAATTTAGATTGGAAACCTATTCCTATTATACCTAAGTTCGTAGACATCGTTGTTAATGGTATATCTAATAAGAACTATGAGATCAAAGCTTATGCCGAAGATCCAGAAGCTGTTCAAGCTAAAACAAAATATGCTGAAGGTATTATAAGAGATATGATGGCAAAAGACTTATTAGATAGCATCCAATCTAAATTGGGTGTTAATCTATATAATAGTCCAAACCCTAAAGACTTACCTGAAACAAAAGAAGAATTAGAAATTAAATTGCAATTAGATTACAAACAAGCGATTGAAATTGCAGAAGAAGAAGTAATAAACCAGATATTAGATCGTAATAGATATACTCTAATCAATAGAAGACTTAATTATGATTTAACTGTATTAGGTATTGCAGCGGCTAAAACAAACTGGAATGAAGCCAATGGTGTTGTTCTTGAGTATGTTGACCCCGCTAACCTTGTTTATTCTTATACAGAGGATCCAAACTTCGAAGATATATATTATGTAGGAGAGGTTAAGTCAGTAGCATTAGAGGAGCTTAAAAAAGAATTCCCGTATTTAACAGATGATGAATTAAGAGAAATAGAAAAATACCCGGGGAATGCTAATTATACTCGCGACTATTATGGAACTGATGCAAATGATAATACTGTTCAAGTATTATATTTTGAATATAAAACATATTCTAATCAGGTGTTTAAAATTAAACAAACCGAAAATGGATTAGAAAAAGCGCTTGAAAAACCGGATACATTTAATCCGCCAGCCAATGACAATTTTGAAAGAATATCAAGATCAATCGAGGTATTGTATTCAGGCGCAAAAATATTAGGATTTAACAAAATGCTTAAGTGGGAACTAGCTGAGAATATGACTAGACCACTTGCGGATACTACAAGAGTAGAGATGAATTATACTATCTGTGCTCCTAGAATGTATAAAGGAAGAATTGAATCATTAGTAAGCCGTATAACAGGGTTTGCGGATATGATCCAATTAACACATTTGAAACTACAACAAGTACTATCAAGAATGGTGCCTGATGGAGTATTCGTCGATGTTGATGGATTAGCGGAAGTTGATTTAGGGAACGGTACAAACTATAATGCTGCAGAGGCATTAAATATGTATTTCCAAACAGGTAGTATTGTTGGTAGATCAATGTCACAAGATGGAGGCCAAAATCCAGGTAAAGTGCCAATCCAGGAATTACAAACATCGTCAGGTAATGCTAAGATAAGTTCTTTAATCAGTACTTACCAATATTACTTACAAATGATACGTGATGTAACCGGGTTAAACGAAGCAAGAGATGGTAGTACGCCAGACAGAGATGCTTTAGTTGGGTTACAGAAAATGGCAGCAGCAAGTTCAAACACTGCAACACGTCACATATTACAATCAAGTTTATTCTTAACGTTAAGATTATGTGAGAATATTGCTTTAAGAATTAAAGATTCATTAGGATTCCCATTAACTCGTAAAGCACTTATTGAAAGTATATCGGTTTCAAATGTAGAAACATTAAAAGAGATAGAGAATTTAAACTTGCATGATTTTGGTATCTTCTTAGAATTAGAACCTGAAGAAGAAGATAAAGCACAATTTGAACAAAACATTCAGATTGCTTTACAATCAGGGGGAATTGATTTAGAAGATGTAATTGATCTAAGACAAATTAAGAATTTAAAACTAGCTAATCAATCTTTAAAATATAAGAGAAAGAAAAAGTTAGAAAGAGATCAAGCAAATCAACAAGCAAATATTGCGGCGCAAGGTCAAGCAAATGCGCAAGCGTCAGAAGCAGCAGCATTAGCCGAAGTACAAAAGCAACAAGCTTTAGCGCAAACTGAGATTCAAATATTACAATCTAAATCTCAATTTGAAATACAAAGAATGCAACAAGAATTAATGCTTGAGAAACAAAGAATGGCAGTGAAGTTTGATTACGACATGCAACTTGCCCAGATGCAATTAGGTGTTGCTCAACAAAAACAAGCTCAAGCAGAAGATCGTAAAGATCAAAGAACAAAGATACAAGCCACACAACAATCAGAATTAATAGACCAAAGAAAAAATAATTCATTGCCAAAAGACTTTGAAGGAAGTGAAGATGGATTCGATCTATCACAGTTTGGTCCACAATAAGAATACATTAACCAATTTTATATTATCATATTATGTCAGAACAAGTAAAACAAGAGGGGGAATTCAAATTACAAAAAAAGAGATCTCCCATGAAAAAGTTAGTTAATTCTAATGAAATTTCAAAAGTAGACTTAAGAACAAATAAAACACCAGAAGATGCCGTTCAAATCGAAAACACAGATGAAAGCATGTTGGGCACAAAACAACCCGAATTGGGATTGCAAGAAGTGGAGCAAGGAAACGAAGAACATCAAACAGTTACCGTTCAAGCTACAGCCCAAGAAGAAGTAACAACAGTAATACAAGAGATTACTCAAGAAGAAGTTGATACTACAACCGCAACACTCGTTGAAGAGGCAAACAAAGCTATTGAGGTACAAGAAAATACAGGTAAGCCATTACCAGAAAATATTAATAAGCTTGTTGCTTTCATGGAAGAAACAGGCGGAACAGTTGAAGACTATGTAAGATTAAGCTACGACTATTCTACTATTGACAGTGAGGCTTTACTAAAAGAATATTATAAAAAATCAAGACCACATTTAGATTCCGAAGAGATTCAATTTTTAATGGAAGATGAATTTAGTTATGATGAAGATTTAGATGATGAGCGAGACATCAGAAAAAAGAAACTCGCGTTTAAAGAAGAAGTTGCAAAAGCCAAAAACTTTTTGGAAGACCTTAAAGGAAAATATTACGACGAGATCAAGTTGAAACCGAGCGTATCTAAGGAACAACAAAAGGCAATGGACTTTTTTAACCGATATAATGAAGAACAGGCAAACGCAGAAGCACTGCATTCAAAGTTCAAGAATGAGACTAAAGGTTTTTTCTCACAAGAATTCAAAGGTTTTGATTTCAAATTAGGAGAGAAAAATTTTAGATATGGAGTTCAGAACACAGAAGCAGTGGCTGATAAACAGTCAAACATAAACAACCTAATCAAGAAGTTCTTGAATGATAAAGGTGAAATTGTTGACATGAAAGGTTATCATAAAGCTATGTATGCTGCCGAGAATGCGGATACTATTGCAAATCATTTTTACGAGCAAGGCAAAGCTGATGCTGTAAAAGACATTGTTGCAAAATCCAATAACATAACCAATACGCCAAGAGTATCTCCGGCTAATACTGGTTTTATAAATGGGTTCAAAGTTAAAGCTATAAACGGCATTGATTCTTCTAAATTAAGAATACAAACAAAAAAATTTAACAATTAAAACTAAAAAACTATGGCTAATGTAACTCCACAGTTTGGGACAATTAAACCGTCTCAAAAACAACAAGCGCTAGAGACCAATTACTTAAACTTTACAAACGGAAGTGGTAATGATTTCGCGCAACAATATTTACCAGAAATCTACGAAGCAGAAGTAGAGCGTTACGGAAACAGAACATTATCTGGATTCTTACGTATGGTAGGTGCTGAAATGCCTATGTCTTCTGATCAGGTAGTTTGGTCTGAACAAAATAGATTACACATTGCTTACAGAGATGTAACATGTGCTTCAGCTACAACTTTAACTTTTTTAACTGGTAATACTGGTGCTAACTTTGTAAACAACGTTATCTCTGTAGGACAAACTTTAGTAGTTATGAGTCCTTCTACTGGAAGAGAACTTAAAGTTTATGTTACAGCTTCTACAGCAGATGCTGCTACTGGAACTGGCGGCGCTATTAGCCCTGCGGTTATTACTGTTAAACCTTACACTCAGTTAGATTTAACTACTGGAGCAGGTAACACTGTAAACTTTACTGGAGCAACAGATCTTAAAATCTTTGTTTACGGTTCTGAATTCAAAAAAGGTACTACAGATGCTTCTTTAAACTCTGTAACTCCTTCTTTCACTCAATACAGTAACTCTCCAATTATCATCAAAGAGAAATACCAAATTTCTGGTTCTGACACTGCTCAGATTGGATGGGTTGAAGTTGCTACTGAAGATGGAGCTAGCGGATTCTTATGGTATTTGAAAGCTGAATCTGAAACAAGATTACGTTTTGAAGATTACTTAGAAATGTCTGTTATTGAAGGTGAATTAGTTTCTGGTGGTTCTACTTTATTAAGTGGTAACAACATCAAAGGAACTGAAGGTCTTTTTGCTGCAGTTAGAACTAGAGGTAACATTGTAAATAACTTTACTGCTGCTGCTGGTTTATCTGACTTTGATTCAATCTTGAAAAACTTAGATACTCAAGGAGCTATTGAAGAAAACATGTTCTTCTTAAACAGAGCTACTTCTCTTGACTTCGATGATATGTTGGCTTCTTTATCTTCTGGTGCTGCTGGAGGTGTTGCTTACGGTTTATTCGAAAACTCTGAGCAAATGGCATTGAACTTAGGATTCTCTGGATTCAGAAGAGGTTCTTACGATTTCTACAAAACTGACTGGAAATACTTAAATGATGCATCTACTCGTGGAGGTATGAATACTACATCTATCGATGGTATCCTTATTCCTGCTGGAACATCTACTGTATACGATCAACAATTAGGTACTAACATCCGTAGACCTTTCTTACACGTTCGTTACAGAGCTAGTCAAGCTGATGACAGAAGAATGAAAAACTGGATCACTGGATCTGTTGGAGGTGCTTACACTTCTGATCTTGATGCAATGCAAGTACACTTCTTGTCTGAAAGATGTTTAGTTACACAAGCAGCTAACAATTTCGTATTGTTTACTTCTTCAAACTAATATGTGGTGATATTACCCCTGTTGAATTTACGGGGGTAATTATTACCTTTTAAAACAAATTATTAAATTATATTATATTATGGCAATAGCAAAAAAACAAACAGCACCAAGCAGTGCAAAATCACAAGTTACAGTACAAGACGTTGATATGGTTAATGAAATAGAAGTTAACGAACCTACACTGGTAATTGATGAAAAAAAATACGCAAAAAAAGATTCTGTACCGACCTGGGAAATAAAAGATAGAACTTACTTGTTAGCGGATAATAATTCTCCTATAACATATACATTACAAGGTAAGCATACTCTTAGATACCCATTATTGTGGTTTGACAAAAAAACAGGTCAACAAGAAGAAATAAGATATGCGACAAATCAAAATTCGCCATTAGTTAGCGAACAAAAAGGTCAAGTAACATTAGGGCACATTATCTTTGAGGAAGGTGTTTTAAATGTTCCAAAAGAAAAGCAAAACTTACAAAAGCTATTATCTTTATATCACCCTGGATTAGGAAATAAATATACAGAATTTGATCCTACAATGGAAGCTGAAGATGATTTAGATTATTTAGAGATGGAAGTTGAAGCAATGAATATGGCCTTTGAAATGGACATCGATGCTGCAGAAGCAATTGTTCGTGTGGAAGTTGGATCTAGAGTTAATAAAATGAGTTCTAAAGAAATAAAAAGAGACTTATTATTATTCGCTAGAAAGAATCCTTCTTTGTTCATTGAGTTAGCAAACGATGAAAATGTTCATCTTAGAAATTTAGCTATTAGAGCTACAGAATCAAATATAATAAAACTATCACATGATCAAAGAACATTTATGTGGGGAGAGAATGATAGAAAATTGATAACTGTACCATTTGATGAAAATCCATACTCAGCGATGGCTGCATTCTTTAAAACTGATGAAGGTATTCAAGTCTTCCAGTCGATAGAGAAAAAATTAAAATAATACGTAATACTAATATATAGGCGGTGGCTAAGGTTACCGCCTTAATATTATAATAAAAATAACAGATGGCAATAAGTGTAGATACGGTTTATAGAACCGTTTTATTAATCATAAATAAGGAGCAAAGAGGTTATATAACTCCTGATGAATTTAATAAAACAGCAACTCAAGTACAGCTTGAAATATTTAACGATTACTTTGACAGTTTAAATCAACAAATCCGTGTGCCGGATAATGATACAGAGTATGCTGATCGTGTAAAAAATTTACAACAAAAAATTGCAATCTTCCAAACAGACGGGGCGTGTGCTCCTATAGCAGGTGGATTTAATATACCAGCAGTAAATGACTTTTATAAGTTAGGTACTGTAATATATAATGATGACAAAGAAGTTCAATACGTTCAACCAAATGAACTATTAGAGCTTAACCTATCGCCAATTACTAAACCTACAAAGTATTGGCCAGTATATACCTTTAAAGATTTTATAATCAAGGTATACCCAACAACGATAACTTCTGGAATTACTTGTACTTATGTTAGAAAGCCCGCTGATCCAAGATGGGGTTTTACAACTTCTGCACCTAACTATCAATATGTATATAATTCTACACAATATAACGCAATCTCAAACCCTACTGGATCTCAGAATTTTGAGTTGCATCCAATAGAACAAACTAATTTAATAACTAGAATATTACTTTATTCAGGTATAGTTATTAAAGATCCACAAATTGTACAAATCGCTGCGCAACAAGTGCAAGCAGAAAGTATTAATTCAAAAAGCTAATAAAAGATGCCGACACCAAATGACGGTTTAATTACCGAAACAAACAGACAATACTACGAAGGAGCACAGGGGTTTATTGCTAGTGGTACCGAAAGAGTTTTTATTACAACATTTAATACAGATTTGATATTTGGCAGCTACGATCCAAATAATACTAACTATGCTTTAAACAACTTTAAAGTATATCAAAGCCCATACGGAACCCCAGGAACATTTAATGAAATAATTACCGCATATACGGTAGCGAATAATGTAATAACACTTCCTACTAATCCAGCAGCTGGTACTTATATTGTTGTACAATTAAAAGTTTTAACTGGTGGAAATTACGGAGATCCAAATGATCCTGCAACATTAGCTTATGGTAACACCGTAGAGGACAATTATGGAGGTTATGCCTACATATCTTTAAATGATGTTATTAATAATTTTATGGTTGCTTACGTGGGTCCTGGTAAGCTAATAACGGATGTTAAAAGAACAGATGTTATATTTCATGCTAAGAGGGGATTGCAAGAATTCAGTTATGATACTTTAAAGAGTGTTAAGTCTGTAGAGTGGAATATACCTCACAGTTTAAGTTTACCAATACCGCAAGATTATGTTAACTATGTAAAATGTTCGTGGGTTGATAGACATGGTATTAAACACATTATTTATCCTACTACATTAACAAGCAACCCAACTCAACCAAATGTTCAAGATTCTTTAGGTAATCCAGTTCAGGATAACTTTGGTAATAACATTGACGGAGTATCATTAACTGATGAGCGTTGGGGACATAATAATATAGATTTTATATTAAACGATATTGTTTGGAATGGCGACGCATTTGCTTATGATGATTATGGTTATGGCTATGGCTATGGCTATGGTGGTACATATGGCAGAAGATACGGGGGAGATCCACAATATATGAACTTTAACGGAACATTCACTATAAACGAAAGAGAAAATAAATTTTCATTTAGTAGTGATCTTGTTGGAGCTTTAATAATATTAGAATATATATCTGATGGATTAGCTTATGACATGGATACTAAGGTTCCTAAGATGGCAGAAGAAGCTATGTACCTACACATATTACATAGTATATTAAGTGTACGCTCAAGTTCTCCTGAATACTTAGTTCAAAGATTTAAAAGAGAAAGATTTGCAGCATTAAGAAATGCTAAGATAAGATTATCAAATATCAAGTTAGAAGAGATTACTCAAGTAATGAGAGGTAAGTCTAAATGGATTAAACACTAAATAAATGGCAGAAGTAAAAAATAGTTTCCTACAATCTAAAATGAATAAAGACCTAGATGATAGGCTTATTCCTAATGGAGAATATAGAAACGCTTTAAACATATCAGTAGGTAAGGCAGAAGACAAAGATGTCGGAGCCCTAGAAGCTGTGCTTGGTAATGATTTAGTAGTCAGTACTGACAATAGTAATTTAGTATGTATTGGCCAAGTTGCTGATAATCAAAACAATAGAGTATTCCAATTCTGGACAGATTATACGGATACAAATAATACGTTGATTCCTCCTACATCAGGTGATATGCGTATAACCGTTTATGATGCTAGTTCTCTTGAATTAAGAACATTAGTCTCTGGTCCATTTTTAAATTTTGCTACAAATAGTCAATATAGAATATTAGGAGCAAATATTTTAGAAGATTTATTATTTTGGACTGATAATAGAAATCAACCTAGAAAAATAAATATAACAAGCGCGTTTTCTGATTCGTCTTATTATACAGATGAGGTACAAATATCTGTTGCAAAGTATTATCCTGTATCACCAATAAGCGTTTATTTAGATATACCTGTTACTACAATAAGTGTCTCTACTAATCCTACTAGTCAATCGGTATCTTTTACGGTTTCTTTAGCGGATGCTGCTAAATTAAATATTGGTATGCAGTTGATAACTACTGCGTCTTCACCTGCATTGGGATTAAATGATTATGCGGTAATAACAAATTTAGATAAAGCAACTGGTGTAGTTATTGTTTCCGTTCCTTCTACAACCACTATTCCATCAGTTTCGGTATTGCGTTTCTATGGAACATCAATGACTGATAAAGCAGATGAGGCTAATTGGCCAGGGGACCCAAACTATTTAAAAGATAAATATATAAGATTTAGTTATAGATATAGATTTGATGATGGTGAGTATTCTTTAATGGCTCCTTTCACGCAAATATTATTTGTACCAAACCAAAACGGTTATTTTCTAAATGGAGATGAGGATGCTGCTTATAGAAGTACGATCGTATCTTGGATGGAGAACTATATAAATAATATAGAATTATTTATAGAATTACCGGATGCAGCAGACAATATGGAAAATTCATATAAGATAAAAAGCATCGACATTTTATATAAAGAATCCGATGCCTTATCTATAAAAGTATTAGAAACTGTAAGCACTAATGAAATAATACTAGAAGCAGGATCTACAAATAACTATGTATATACATACAGATCTCAAAAACCATATAAAACATTACCAGAATCTCAAACAGTAAGAGTATATGATAAAGTTCCTGTTAGAGCAAAAGCTCAGGAGGTTGTTGGTAACAGAGTAATATATGGAAACTTTATTAATAAGAGCACTCCGCCTGCAAGTATAAATTATAATTTAGCCGTAACTAAAAAGAATAGTTCTTTTACCAGTTGGGCAGAATACCCTAATCATACATTAAAACAAAATAGAAACTATCAAGCCGGTATAGTACTAGCTGACAAGTTTGGACGTCAATCTGCTGTTATATTATCATCAAATGATGTTGGTCAAGCTGGTTCCGGTTATGACTTAGTTGGTTCAACTATATATTCTCAATATTATGCTCAAAGTTCTAGCTTAAATGTTAAAGAATGGAGAGGTAATACTTTAGCAATGATTATTAATTCACCTATAGTATCTTCTATAAATGAAGGAGCTGGAACTCCTGGATTGTATGCTATCGTTTCAGGAAGTATACTTGGAAGCAGTGATGGTTTTCAAATTACAGCGGGCGTTGTTTCTGCAAACTCATATACATTAACCTTAACAGGAGGGACAGCGCAAAAAAACATACCTAGTATCGGAAATTATTTAAGAGGTAAATATACTGATTATGTAAAAATTACAAATGTTCAAGCTTTCCCGTTTACAACACCGCCTACCCCCCCAACGCCACTGCCTAATCCGCCTTCTGGGCAATATAGAATAACAACGGATGGTGAAATAAATGCTATTTATAATTATAATAGTGCCAATATACCAGATATTAAGTATTCTTATAGTTTAAACCAATTAGGTTGGTATTCTTATAAAATAGTTGTAAGACAACAGCAGCAGGAATATTATAATGCTTATCTACCTGGAATACTTAATGGATACCCTATGTTTCAAACAACAAGTGCAGGTAACCCAACAATATTCCCATTAAATGAAGAAAATAAAACTGCGCATACTGTTTTATTAAATGATAATATAAATAAAATACCTAGAGACTTAGCGGAAGTTGGTCCAGACCAAAAACAATATAGAAGTAGTGTTGAAATATTTGGTAGAGTAGAAAATTTATTAAGTGCTGTAGCTCCTTACTATGCTACAAATAAGCAATATTACCCAGCTAAAAAAGCGGATGTGGTATCTACTATCGCATCGTCTTCAGACTTAAATTTTTTACCTACAAATTCGCCGGACAATGTGAACGGAACTGCTTCCAATAATTTTTATCAACTAAGCACTACTCCAATCATTGCAAGAATATCAACGGTAAATAAAATAGGTGTTATAGCTAGCGATCAACCAACCGCTACTCCACCGCTTGCAATAGATACAATGAACCCTTTCTTAAGCGTTTATGAAACATCCCCGGTTGTATCATTACTTGATATATTTTGGGAAACGTCTTCTTCTGGATTAATATCAGATTTAAATGCTGATGTTTTAACAGGAAGTGATATTGCAGTAGGATTTGACAATTTAGTGTTTGATCATAACGAATTTCAAGAAGTTAGCGGTGCTGGAGATCCAGAAGATTATGGAGAACAAACATCTCCATATATAACAGGATATTTTTCACCAGTTAATAGCCTAGGTGTTGCTATAAATGTAGACAGTATGTCAATGACCGTTGCCGATTTAACAGGAGCAAACAGAAGTAGCGATTTCGAATTAATAAGAATAACTTCAGGTATACACACCGGCGAATTTACTATTAAAATAAAAACACCATTTGTTTATTTAATAGATGCTACTATAAAAGAAAATTATATATTTACTTTTAATATTATAGATAGTACTAATGGTAACACAACTTTAACAGCCATTAATCAATTAAATAATTCTTACCCAGTAATATCTTATCCAACTTATCAGGATCCAATAGAGGTATTTAATATTGATGATTTGATAGCTGGACCTATCTTATCATGTGCTGGAATTAATGGAGCTCCAAATGTTGCTGGAAATCCTTCATTTAATACTCAACAACAACAATGGTCTATGACTAGCTCAACACCCGGATTCTCAACTTACTTTAGTATAGATCAAGTTACTGGTGTTATTAGCTTAATAGATATAACAGTTCCAATTGACGTTAGCTTTAATGCAACAATTAGGCTTACGGACGCATATAATTTCACTACAGGTACTCCTGGTGCAGGTTCATTATATTCTGAAAGAAATATAGTTTTTTATGCTCCTCTTGTTAATAATTATTGTGCTGATTGGGATAGTGATGTTCTTACTAATGCTAATATTCCGCCGGAAGAAGAAAACATTGTTATTGGGCAATTAAATTTTTGGAAATTAATGCAACCAGGAGAGACTATAGACGATGTTAATAGTTCAGTACGCGTAACCGGGTACACTGCTATTGGAGGTGCTTTTTACGCAACAGATATAGGCGATGGAAATTTTGCTTTTACTAGTGGTAGTTTCTACGGAACTTTTGGCTTTACAGTGAATCAAGGATCAAATACAAATCCCGTTGACACTTTACAAATAAGCGGTAGCATTAGAACCTCTTCAGGAAGAACAATACCAATAGATATACAAGATCAATATACAGTGTCTAGTAGCAGAAGTTCAAGTAATAATTCATGTACAATTTACATTCCGGCTGTTAACAAAAACTGGAGATTAGTAAATGACAATGCTACTACAAGCATTAGATGGCAAGCTCTTTTATCAAGCGGCGGAACAATAATAGGTGGTATATTAGCACCTGGCAATACCGTAAGTAGCGCTTTCTATGGAGGTACTTACACTTGTATAAAAGAAAACTCATTAACTTATGGCTCTGGAGGTACTCCAACGTACTCTGCTTGCTAGTAATAATACAAAAAAACAAGTAATTATTAAATATGTCAGCTACTATAGAAATAAAATATTATAATTCTTTTTGGTTAAAGAAAATGGCTACTATCACTGCTGTTAGTGCTGTCAATCCTAATTCTCCAACACCAGCTCCAAATACGGCAGCTTCTGTTGGAGCATCAACTATTGGACAAAGTACTTTAACTATAACGAATGCTGCAGCGGCTAGCGTTGGAATAGGACAATCTATAAGTTATACTATATCAAGTGTTATATATACTTACACTATAATATTAAAGACTTTAAGTGGTGCAAATACAATATTAACGCTATCAAGCCCTATAACCGGAGCAAATGTGCCGGGTGGTACTATATTAACATTCGGTGAGATAGATAATAATGCGTGGTTACCTAGTCGTTATGAGTCTACACCAGATAGAGATTGGTATATAGAAGAATCAAGGATTAGAGGTGGCTATGAAAACACATCGGTTGATTTAGGTGTTAAAGCTTACATAGTAGAAGATTCCCCTCAAAGAGAAAAGTTGCCAAGTACTTTAATATATTCTGGTGTATTTAATTCAAGAACAGGTGTTAATAATACCAATCAGTTCTCTGTAGCTGATGATATTACAAGAACAGTTGATCCTGCGCAAGGTAGTATACAAAAGCTTTATGCAGAAGATACCAACTTAATAATATTCCAAGAATTAAAAGTAAGTAGAGCTTTAATAGATAAAGATGCAATATACTCTGCTGAAGGGCAGCCAATGACAACATCTGGATCTATGGTTATAGGCCAAGTTCAATCTTATGCTGGTAATTATGGAATAGGATCTCATCCTGAAAGCTTTGCGGTATATGGATATAGAAAATACTTTGTTGACAATTATCAAAATGTAGTATTACGTTTATCTCAGGATGGTATAACCGAAATATCAGCTTATGGAATGCTTGATTATTTTAGAGACCAACTTTCAAATACTAGTTTGGTTAATGGGTCCATTTATGGAATGTGGGACATGCACAATAAACAATACGTATTATCAATACAACCAACATCCGGTGAAAGCAATACTTTATCATTTGATGAAGATTCTAATGGATGGACAAGTTTCTTTAGTTTTATTCCTAACGGAGGATTAAGTTTAAGAAATAACTTTTATACAGTATATTCTGGTAAAATATGGAAACATTATATTACTTCTGTACCAAAAGCTACTTTTTATGATACCAACTATGAATCAAATGTTACTATAGTATTTAATCCATATGTATCGGTTTCTAAATCTTTCCTAACCATAAATTATGAAGGGACACAAAACTGGCGTTTATCTAGTCTTGAAACGGAAACGGATACTTCGGTTATAATAAAAGAATATTACTTCCCTTCAACATTAGCGGGGTTAGAAGATCAACTGTTTGAAAATAAATTTAAGAAAAAAGAAAATAAATACTTTGCTAATATTTTAAATATAAGTGCGGTACAAGAAGGTGAAATTCAATGGGGCCAGTCAATATCTGGTATTAAAGGGTTTTATGCAACTGCAACTTTTGCATGTTTAAATGGAAGCGTGGATTCTATTACAAATCAGAAAGCAGAATTATATGCAGTGTCTGCAGAATACGTAGAATCATCATATTAAATTAAATAAAATGGAAAATAAACTTGAAACTAAAAAAGAATATAGATTAATAAGTAAAGAGTTTATTGACAAAGTTGAAATGTTAGAAAATGCAATGCTTGCAAGTGACGATCCAAGAATTGCAAAAGGTAATACCGATATGTTTCCATTAAAACATTCTTTCTCTGAAGGAGTATACATAAGGGAAATGTTTATGCCGGAAGGTGGATTAGTTATTGGTAAACTTTATAAAATATCACATACTTGGTTTTTATTAAGTGGTGAATTGGAAGTAGCAACAGATGAAGGAATAAATTACTATATTGCTCCTTGTTATGTTAATGCTCCAGAAGGAACAAAAAGAGTGCTTAGGGCTATTACAGATATTGTATTTGTAAATGTGTACCCTAATCCTGATAATATAACAGATATAGACACATTGGAGGATATGCTAACATGCTCCTCCTATGCAAAATACGAACAATACAAACTTTTAAAATAATAGCCTATGTCAATGGTAGTAGCCGGATGTATTTCAGCTGGCGCAAGTATAATTGGAGGAATAATTGGAATGGGATCTGCTGATCGAGCAGCTGCCGCCGCCGCCGCCGAAAGAAGAAGGCTGCAAGGCCAATTAGACAGTTTAGAAAGAAGCAGACAAGCGATTGTTAATCCTTATGAAACAACTAGAGATGTTAGCGGACTTGCTAAAAATTTATCTGGTATGATAAGCAATCCTTATGCTAATTTAGGAGTGGCTACTCAAGCGTCAAAATTTGAAGCTGAGCAAGCTGATATGTCATTAGCTAATACTTTAGATACTTTAAAAGAAACAGGATCAAGCGCAGGTGGAGCAACTGCTTTAGCGCAAGCTGCATTAAAAAGCAAGCAAGGTATTTCAGCTAATCTTGAACAACAAGAGGCTGCTAATGAAAAATTAAGAGCTCAAGGTGAAGCGGATATGCAAAGAATGAAAATGGCTGAAGAACAAAGAATTCAAGGTGTTCAGATTGGTGAAGCTCAAAGAGTTCAAGGAGCAGAAGCAGCCGGTAAACAATTTATGTTTGGAGCAAGAGAAGGTAGAGAGCAGCAAAAGATTGATAGAGTTGCTGGCCAGTTAAGCGGAGCACAAGCTCAAGAAGGGCAAGCTAACGCAAATTATACATCGGCATTAACCGGTATGTTAGGTGGAATCTCTTCAATAGCAAGTTCTTATATAACTAATAAAAAATAAGACAAATAAATAAATATAATATATGGGAGCTTATTCAAATCCAGAAACATTCATAGACACACAATCAGCACAATCTTACCAAAGACTACAAGATACTATATCTGGATCATTTGCAAGAATAGCCGACGCTTATGGTGCAAAACAAAAGGAAATAAAAAGTAGATTAGAAGAAAATGCTAAAATTCTAAAAGCCAACGATATGAAGGCTCAAGAATATGCGTTTTCATTATATACTGATTTATCAAAATCTGGTCAATCAGACCCTACTGTTGATTGGGCAAAAACTTATGAACCATTAATCAATGAAGCTGTAAAGATTAGATCAGGAATGTTAAATGGGACATTAGAAGACAAACAAGGTGCGATGAAAAGATTGGGCCAAATACAAGGATCAGTTGATAACGTTACAAGTAGTTTAGCAACATTATCTGCTGCAGGAACAGGATATTTAAATAATATAGCTAAGGGTTATGGAGTGCAAGGTGGAGCTGCTTCAAGTAATGATCCTAAAATTACAAGTGCAATGGATGTACTTACGCAAAGAATTCCAGGAACAAAAGAAGTTGTTTTTAAAGATAATGATCCAACTAAATTAATATGGGTAGTAAAAGATAAAGAAGGTAACTTATTGCATGAGTTTGATGCAGATCAATTAAAAAAGATTTCTCAAGGTAATGGCCTTATTAGAACTGTGCCAAATCAAGTTGCAGAATTTGATAAATTAAAATCTACAAACCCAAGCATATTTGAAACTACACCTATTAAGCCTGGAGAGAAAGGTGATCCGATCCCGACGGGCAAAGTTAATCCTGATTTTTTAGTTAAGGATGCAAGTGGGAAGACTGTAGTTGAGGTTAATGAGATAGTAGATGCTGGAGGATTATCAATTAAAACTTTTAGTCAAAAAGTAAATATAGAAGCAATTAAAGCCGATGTTAATTTTCAAGCCACTTTGGCCGCTCAGGCAGATGGATTATTAAAAGCTAATCCTTCTTCTGCAATTGATTTCTATAACGATGTTATGAGTAATCCTCAGGGAAGATGGAAGGGAACTGGAATGGCATTTGACCCAAATAGACCATTAGATGAAGAAGGAAAAAAGAAGTTTATTGAGGATTATAAAGAATATTATATTAATACTCAAATAATGCCAACTCAAACAATACAAAAGCCAGATAGCAACGATGTAACCCTAATAGAGAAACCAGCTAGGCCTACAAAAGCTAAAATGGGTGGTGCAGGCGTAAAAACAACAGCCGCAGAAAAAAGTCAAAAAGCGCTTAATGATCGTATTGCAGAATTAATCAATACCGGAGAAGGGGGGGTATCAAAAGGAGGATATACTCTTATGAAGATAAATGGAAGATGGGGAGTATATGACAAAGATGGTTTACCAAAACCAGGAACGGAGGGTATAACAAATCCAACTACATTGTCAACATTTATAGGGGGTACATTAAAGAAAAAAGCAAAATTAAAAGGATAATTAAATTATAATATTTATGGAAGAATACATCAATGATGCCGGTGATTTATATACAATTGAAGAAATAAATCAAGTAGCAGAAGAAAATAATACAACTTTTGAAGATATTATTAAAAAGAATAAATTATCTCCAAATAAGAAAAAAGAAACGGTAACTGAGGAAGTAAAAGTTGAAGAGCCGGGAAAGCCAAAAACTGTTGTAAAAAAGGATGCAGTTGCAACAGCAAAAAGTACGGCATCCAAATCGGCGAAACCTTCTTCGGTATCACCCGTTAACCCATTTGGTAAACCTAAAACAATTGATTTACTTGGATTAGAAAAGTTTAAGAAAGCACCCGCTCCTGTAAGTGTTAAAAAGCCAGCGCGAAATTTACAGAATATATCGGATTATCAAGAAAAGATGAAAAAAGAAGAGGAAGGTAGTTTTTCAAATTACCTTAAAAATTCTTTTGACGCAGGAATTTCCGCTGTAACAGAATCTTTATATAGAGTGCCTGAATATGCTTATGATATATCTGCAACTATAATGAATCCTATTGGGCGTGCAATTGAGGATGTAACGGGCATTGATGTTGGAGAAGATACCTCTTCTGAAAAAATTATGAAAGCATGGGGTATTAGGAATGTACCCGCTGATATTCTTGCAAAAAGAGTAAAAGAATCAAATAAAATTATACAGGATTATAATACTAAAGCAGGAGGCGACCCATTAACAGCAATAGAAAAAGGTAATTATTTAGGAGCAGCTAAGATGGTTGCGGGCGGAACTACACAATCTGTTCCAATGATGGCGGCTGCAATGTTAAGTGGTGGAAGCCCTCAAGCTCTTGCCGGTATCGCTACTTCAACAGCGGTGTCCAAAGCTCAGCAATTAAAAATTGAGCAGCCAGAGATGGACGTTCAAACAAGAACAACAAATGCTGCCGTATCCGGTTTATTAGAAGGTTACCTAGGAAATATGTTTACAGGAGCGTCTGGAGCTGTGATAAAAAAAATAATCACCGATAAAGGAGTAAAAGCAGGATCTAAAATTGTTTCCAATGGATTAATAAGCTCCCTTGAAAAAGCAATTGAAAAAAACCCTATGATAGGAGTTTTAGGAGAGGTTGCTGAAGAGAGTAGTGTTGAATTTGGTAATCAATTAAATGATATAAATTCTGGTATTAGAAAAGAATTAGATACTAGATCAATTATCAATGCTGGTATCGTTGCAACCGGAATGGCTGGAACAAACACTGTTCCTATATACGCAGCGAAAGGTTATATGAAAGCAAAAGATTATAGCCAAGTAAAAGCTGTTAATAAGGAAATTAACAATTTAAGTGCTCAATTATCTAATCCATATATAAGCGACACTGATAAACAAATAATTTCATCCCGAGTTACAAGGCTTGTAGATGAAAATAAAGCTATTGTAGGTGCTAATCTAGAAAAAATAGATGCTTTACCTAATAATATAAAAAGTGAAATAGTTACTATAAATACTGATTTAGATGATTTAAAAAGTAAGTATTTAGATATTATTGATAATCCTGAATTGCCTGTTGATGTACAACAAGCAATGACTAAAGAACTAGAATTACAAGCAAAAGACTTACAAAGTAGAAAATCAAGTATAATTGAAGGTAATTATGTTTACGAAGACTTTAGAAGATTACCACAACCTGAGCAAGACAGAATTAAAGTATTGGCTAATGAAACATTAGTTGCTAATGCAGAGTTAAATAATGATCCAAAGACTAGCTTTAATGATGATGAAATAAATAGAGAAGCAATCAATGTTTATAATGCTGAACTACGTGCTGCTGATTTTGTTGCGGATGTAGAAAAAACTAAAGCTGCTACAAAAGCAATTGGGCTGAGTGAGGATATTGATATGCCAACTTTAAACACTGCAAATGATGTAATAACTTATTTGTCAGATAATACAGATCTTGACCCAGATACTATAGAAAACGTAGCTGACTCTTATGGTGCATTTATACCATTGGCAAATGGCAAAGAAGCATTGATTATAAATAAAGAAGCCGCTGACATGGATCAAGTAGTCACCACTGGTCAGCATGAATTCCTTCATAAACTTATATATAAAGCAGTAAAGGACAACCCAGAATTACAGAAAAAAATAGGGACAGATTTATATAATCACATTGAAAATTATATAGGTACGGAAGAATTCAATAATACTGAATTTAAAAATAGATATGATACTTATAAAACTGATTTTGAAAATACTAAATTAGAATTAGATAATAAAGTAGCAAAAGCAAAAAGTTATTTTGAAAGTGGAGCTATATCTCAAGAAAGATATACCCAAGCTGTATCCGATGCTGAATCAGCTATATTTAAGGCTGAAGGTAAATATTTAGAAGAAACTTTACCATTATTATCTGAATCATTAACTAAAGGAGATGTTAAATACAATGAAACATTCTTTACTAAGATTGGTGATATATTACGTAGAATATTCCAAAAATATGGATTAAGTAAAGTAAAATTTAATACAGGTAAAGATGTATTTGATTTCGTAAGAGATTATAATAAGAGTTTTGAGAAAGGACAATTTACAAAAGCATTCAAGGCATTAGCAAAAGAAGGAGCTTATAAAGGATCTATTGCAAAAGGCAATGCTCCAGTTAGGGCTGCTGTTAAACCTGAAGTAAAGAAAAGTCAGGGATTATCACAAGTTGAAACTTTAAAGAATCAACTAAAAGAAATACAAGATAATGAATTTGATTATGATCCTGATGATTTTGATCAACAAGTTGCTAATTTACAAGGTAAAATTAAAAAGGCAATTGAAAAGGAAAAAACCACTCCTACTGTTGAAACTAAAAAAGAGAAAGAAATCTCTGAAGAAGACGATGTAAAAGAAATTATAAAAAACGAAAGAGGTTCCGTATCTTCTGATAGAGTTCAACAAATATATAATGAAAAAGGATTAAATGGAGCAGCTGAAATTATAAAACTATTTAAACCAATTACAAATAGAATAGTTGATAAGCGTAGAGATGCCCCAGGATTTGACAAAGAATTATTAACTGATGAAATAGAAACAGGTGTTGGCGGAATTTTAGATTTAATAAAAAAATATAATGCAAAAGCAGGTATTCCATTAGCCGCTTATATTAATAAGTATTTACCCGTTAGAGCAATTGCTACTTCAAGAAGAATATTAGACCAACAGTTTAAAAAAGATGTAACTGAAGAGAAAGGCTTAATGGCTGAAGAAACAGTTATAGAGACAAAAGAAAAGCCAAAATATAAGAATGTATTAGAATCAAAAGTTTTTGAGCCAGAGACGCTTAAAACAATCAATGATAAGATATTAACCGTTGTTAGAACTCTAAAATCAAAGATTGATGAGCCAATATCATTAAATAGAACAGTTACACCTATAATTGCTGAGATTAGAGATGAAATTGGTAAGCTTGTTGATATTGATGTTAAGACAGCAATGGGCGGCAAAAAAGATAATCAACTTAAAAATTGGTTATTAAAGAATAAAAGATATATTCTTGAGAACATGACTACGACCTGGTTAATGGGTAAAGATGGTCAAGGAGGAATGCCTATTGCTATTCAAAAACAAATTGATGGTAGATTTGTAAATTATCCTGAATGGGTTGGCAAAAAAATAGACCGAGAAAAAACTTCAACTGATAATGCCGGTAGAACTTCTGGAGCGGAATTAGTTAGAAGATTGCCTAATGTAGTAAATAACATTTCTGATGCAGACTACCTTGCACAAGTTTTAGCCGCAGATGGGAATCCATTAAGAGGTAGGAAAGAATCTTTAGCAAAAGCTATTGCTGAAGAAACATCGTTTGATATTATCAATGACGATTTATCAAAAGAAGGGGTAATATACGATGCCCTAGAAACCAACCAAAAAAGATTAGGTGTTGAGCAATTAGACAATATTGCTGTTGAGGTAAACAAACAAATAGAAAGAGGTAATGTTAAATTCTCTAAAAAGCTAATTAAAGGATTTGAAATATCTAAAGACAAATTAGGTAAAGATATACTTAATGCAAAAACAATTGAAGAAGAAGTTAATGCAATTAACAATTGGATTGCAAGCGACGGTAGATCTTTAAGAACATTAGCTTGGGAAGTTGGTAAAGGATTAAAACAATTTACAACTAACAGAGGATTATTTGAAAATATAGTTTTACCTATAATTAAAACCTACTCTAAGTTTGAAGGTATAATAGGTACTGACTCTTATAGAATAGGTACCGCTCAAAAAGGTGAATCAATTTATTTTGGTGATACTAAAGTTCCTTTATGGGCGGACACAACCGCTATAAAAAACAATTGGAAAGGTTTTGTAAATACTATTGATAATGAAGCTATTAAAGCAACAAATAATTTAATTGATATAGTTAAGTATTTTAAAGATAACGATTATACTAATGAAGATTTTGAATCATACCTTGCCTTATTAAGATGGGATCAAAGAAGTTTAATTAGAAAAGTATCTAAAGCAGGATTAGCTGTAATGGATATGAAAAAATACCAAAGATCTCACTTAGAACATAATGTTCCAGTACAAAATATAGTAGAGAAAACAATTGAATTTTTTGATGGCAAAGTAACAGAAAAAGAATTAAGAGATTTCATTGGAGAAGCTCAAGTTAATCTTGTGCCAGATGAATTAAATAAATATTTGCCCGCTTATAAAGAAGGTGAGAATAGAATGCATGCTCCTGAAGTTGTATTGTACTTACAAGACTTAATGGATAAGGGGCAAACTATATTAAATTTAGAAAGCGAGTATGGATCAAAAGCAAACTTTAATGCTCTTGTTAAATTAGCAAAATCCGGTGTCAATTCTAAAGAGTCTTTACAAAACATATATAATAATGATGCGGTAACAAAATCTTTAATTTCATTTTCTAAACCGGCAAAAGGTATTTCTGTTTTTGATTTTGATGATACTGTTGGTATAACTAAAAGTAATGTGCTATACACAATGCCGGATGGGACAAAAGGTAAATTAAATGCTGAAGAGTTTGCAAAAGACGGCGCAAGACTATTGGAAGAAGGCGCTCAATTTGATTTTTCTGAATTTAGTAAGGTTACTAATGGTAAGCCAGGCCCTATGGTTGAAAAAATGAAGAAAATGATTGGTAAGTTTGGCCCAGATAATTTCTTTATACTTACTGCAAGACCTGCGAATTCAGCTGGTCCTATTCATGGATTTTTATCTTCAATAGGTATAGACATACCATTAGAAAATATAACTGGATTAGGTAATAGTACAGCTCAAGCAAAAGCTGATTGGATGACAGCGAAAGCAACGGAAGGTTATAACGACTTTTATTTTGCTGATGATGCAATTCAAAATGTAACAGCGGTTAAAGATGCATTAGATGTTCTTGACGTTAAATCAAAAATACAACAAGCAAGAATTAAATTTAGTAAAACTATATCTCCAGAATTCAATAAGATAATTGAAGAGAATACTGGCATGGAAGACTATAAAGTGTTCTCAGATATTGTTGCTAGAAGAAGAGGGGTAGATAAAAATAAATTTGATATTTATGTTCCGCCATCTGCTGCTGACTTTGAATTATTATTGTATAAATTTATAGGTAAAGGTAAACGCGGGGAGGAGCAAAAGCAATTCTTTAATGATGCTTTATTAAAACCATATGCAAATGGTAATGACTTAATGGATGCGGCTAGGCAATCAATTAAGAATGACTATAAAGCATTGACAGATCAATTCCCCAATATTAGGAAGAAAATAGAAAAGCTAACTCCAGATGGAGACTTTACATATGATCAAGCAATACGTGTTGCAATGTGGACAGAAGAAGGTGTTGAGATACCTGGTATATCACAAAGAGACCAAAAGAAATTAACTGAGCTTGTAAATAATGATCCAGAATTAAATACTTTTAAAGATGGATTAATTGTTACAGGTAGACAAGGTAAAGGTTGGGTTGCTCCTACTGAATTTTGGGATGCAAGTACGATTATATCTGACTTACATAACTTAACAGAAGGAGAAGGTAGAAAGAAATTCCTTGCTGAATTTATTGACAATACCCAAGAAATGTTTGGTAAATGGGAGAACGGTAAACTTGTTGGTCCTAATATGAACAAAGTAGAAGCGGTATACGGAACAAATGTAAGAGAGGCAATCGAAGATGTATTATACAGAATGACAACTGGTAAAAACAGAAGTCAAGGTAGCGACAAAGAAACATCTGCATGGAGTAATTGGATAAATGGTTCTACAGGAACTATTATGTTCTTGAATACAAGATCTGCTGCATTACAATTAATTGGAGCAGTCAATTTCTTAAACTTAAGAGATAACAATCCAATTGCAGCTGGTAAAGCATTTGCTAATCAAAAACAATATTGGGAAGATTTTGCTCTTATATGGAATTCTGATAAGATGAAAGAAAGACGTGGCGGTTTAAAAGAAGATGTTGCGGCTGCTGAAATTGCTAATGCTGCTGCCGGTAGTAAAAATAAAGTCAATGCTGTTATATCATACTTATTAAAAATAGGTTACACACCCACACAATTAGCGGATAGTTTTGCTATCGCTTCAGGTGGATCACCGTTTTACAGGAATAGAATTAAAAGCTATTTAAAAGAAGGTTTAACTCAAGAAGAGGCAGAGGACGCAGCATGGAGTGACTTTACTAAAGTATCTGATGAAACACAACAGTCAGGTGACCCAAGAGATATATCAAAACAACAAGCAAGTCCTGCAGGGAGATTATTATTAACATTCCAAAACACGGCAATGCAACAATCTCGTATTGTTAAGAAGTCTTTCTTAGATCTTAAAAACGGTAGGGGTGATGCTAAAACACATATTGCAAAAATAACTTATTACTTAGCAATACAGAATATAATGTTCGCGGTATTACAACAAGGATTGTTTGCAGTATTATTTAGCGGAGACGATAAAGAAGATGAAGAGGCTAAAAAGAAGAAAGCGAAAGATACAGAAAAGAAATTGTATGATATTGCTGATGGAGTATTAGATACAATATTAAGAGGTACAGGATTTTTGGGGGGTATTACAGCTACATTGAAAAATGTTTACATGAAATACTTAGAGGAGGAGCCTAAAGACTTTAAAGCAGACTATGCTAAAGTTGTATTAGAAGGCGCTAATATATCACCTCCAATCGGATCTAAACTTAGAAAACTATATTCAGGATTCCAGCAAACTAAATTCGAAAGAGATCTTATAAAAGAAAGAGGATGGGGAGTAACACAAGATGGTAGAGTTCACTTAGGACCTTTATATGGAGTAACTGGAAAACTTGTTGAAGCGACTACAAACTTACCAGCGGATCGTTTAGTTAATAAGATTGAAAATGTATCACAAGCATTTAATTCAAAAAATACAGCTTTACAAAGAGTATTAGTAGGAATTGGATTTAATCCTTATAGCGTTGGAATTGAAGAATCAGAAGCTGATCAGGAAATAAGAACTAAAGCCAAAGAAGTAAGAGCTGAAGAAGGCAAAATTAAATCTAGAGAAACAAGGTTACGTACTAAAGATTCAATTAGAGCTTTACCTATTGAAGAAAGAATAAAATTAAAACGCGAAGCTGCTTTAAAAAGAAGAGAAGAAAAGCTAAAAAAGCGTAAAAGAAAAATGGGTTGATAATAAAATAGGCACCATACCTAATAATCCATTAAAGAGAAAGGGACACTAATTATAGTGCCCCTTTTCTTATTTAATTAAATTTCTAATTTTGGTTCGTCTTCAAGTTTTTCTTCAAGACTTTCTTTTGCGCGGTCTGTTAAAGTTTGTATTGCTTCTTCATAACCTGGCATAAGTTTCACAGCTTCTAATGTACCTGCTGCTAAAGTAGTTAAATGTTGTTGTTCATTCATAACTTGTTGGATAATTCTTACAACAGCATCCAATTTGTTTTTCATTTCAACTAAAGTTTGTTCTTTCATTTGATTAAGTTATTTCGCAACCAGCTGGACCACAGGCAACTGATTCGCTAAAGTTAGTATTATCTTGAATTTCAATTACTTTTGATAGATCAACATCTTTTAATGTTGCCATCATTTGATCGTACATTTCCTTTGTACAATCTTCAAATGGTGTTTGTTTATATGTACCTCCGTGATACGGTAAAACAGATAATCCATTATAGTAATCTTTGTTTGCCCACATCCATTCACCAATAATCTTCCACTCATCATCTCTTACCGAAACAGTACACGAAACGTTGTGTGTATTATTACCTTTGTTGTGACCTTGCTTAACCCAATCCTTAGATACAAGCTTAACTCTTTCTAATAGATCTAATGTAGACTCATGTCTTGTTATGGCGCCATTTGGAGCCTTCTGAGGCACAGATATGACTGACTGTAATGTTGGATTAAAATATTCATCTTCAATCAATTCTGGATGATTTATTGCAAGATAAGAATAGATTGCTTCATTCTTGCCTAAGCGCATGCGACGTATGTAATAATCATTATGCCAAGCATGAATACCACTGCTAGTACCCAACACCAAAGAAGTAGTTCCAGCGGGCTTGACGGCCGTCGTTCTAGCTGCCCTGTTGATGTTAAGGGCGGCAGAAATGACATTATTTGTATCTTTAACCACTTGAGCAGCTTCTTCATAGTTTAAATTTAAATTAGATTCTGATGCAATACCTGTCATTGATACACCAAGTAATGCGTCTTTTTCTGTATTCTTTCTCCATATATCTCGCAGATAATGGAAGTCTGAATACGATGCCTGCAATGTTCCTAAGAATGATGCTGCTGATGCTCTTGCATTAAAGTCCTCTTGACTTTCAATATTAGCCATATTAATTTCAGTTAAATTACAAAACTGATAAGGACGTAAAGCAATCTCACAACAAGGATTAGTACCCCAATCTTTATCATTAGTAAGGTAAATGCCTGGCTCACCCGATCCAGAAGCCTCAATACGTTCCCAAACTTTGTCAAATGTTTTCTTGTCAATTTTATGTCTTAAAAGTACTACTGAATTATTTGCTCTACCTCTTTGAGGATTTTCTTCCCACCAGTTACCAGCTTTACAGTTTAACATTGCATTGCTATCAAGATCAAACAATGAAATCATTGCAGCCCGTCTGATACCACCTGCTAAAACAGCGTCGGCAATATGGCATTGAATATCATGGCATTCAATATCTGTTAGCTTAGATCTATCCTCTTTGCTTCTTAATATAGCTTCCACTTTAACTAATGCAATTCTTAATGGTTCTGGTCCTGGTGCTTTACCGCCGGCTGTTACAAGCAATGCCCCCTTCTGTCTTATATCAGATAGATCAAACTCGATATGCGAAGTTAATCCTCCTGTGTATGACTTGAAGAGGGTTTTGATTGCGTCTGCCCATCCGATAATACTGTCTTGAACAACATACCTTTTCTTACGATCATAATTAGGTTTTCTAATCTCAGGTAATTTGTCAATCTGATGTTGCTGGACCGAATAGCCAACTCCAGTACCTCCAAGCAATAAAAACATAGTCTCAGAAAAACTATGGATACTATCAACAGGTAAGAAAGCGCAGTTATAAATGCGAGCGTTATTAAGCTCAATAGCTTTACCACCAAACTGTAAGCTTCGCATCGAAGGTAAAACTTTTTTAGTGAATACAAAATTTTCATATATTGATTCAATTGGTTCTTTCATTGTAGGAAACTTAGCAACGTGCATCTCCATATTCCTTGTTACTAATTCATGCCAGGTTTCACGCCTTTCCTTGTTTGGCAAATATTTAGCATATTTAGTGTACACTGTTATGTCACTTAAAATCTGCTTATCTAATGTTAAACTCATATTTGGTTTTTAATTATTAATTATCTATTTCTAATGCAATATCTACAAATGGTAAGTACAAAACATGTGTGTTAAAATCCTTTTCCTCGTAAGTTCTAAACCCAAATAATATTCCTGGATAAAGCCCTATTGTAATACTCCAATATTTTTCATTTGGTTCTTCTGGTACTTCTACTAACTTTGGTTTCTTTTTTGTCATTTGTTTTGGTTTTTAAAATTAATTCAACAGTTTTTAAGCACTCAGCTTGATTTTGTGGTTTATATAGTGTCCTATTGTCACATGCTAAAGTCATCCAGTATTTAAACATTTTCCAGCGCAATGGGAAAGCATCATTTGCTCTACCTTTAGTTTCAATTATAAAACTATCACCAACAAAGTCTGGAGTGTACTTTAAATTCAATACTTTTTTATTACCTCTGTTTATAAAATTACCTTTACTATTAGCTTGTCTTTCTATACAATCATTTAAGAATGTAAATGACGGTAGTAATTCAAATGTGTGCTTTTCATATTCAGCAGGTATGTTAGCATCTTTCAATGCTTTATACATGTATCTTTCTAATCCAGATTTAAAGGTGATACCATCATATGATACCACCTTAGAAGTTACTGGTCCTTTTTTTCTGCTAATTTTCCTCATTTGTGAGTTATTGGTCTTTTTTTTCCGTTAATTTGCAGTTGTTGGTCTTTTTTTTCCATTAGTCGTTGTCTTGTGGATGCAACAAATCAAAATGGCTTCTAGTTGTATTTGAAACATACCTTGCTTGAGAATTGTAATCAGGTTCATCTATTGTAAAAGTAAAATGATCACCACGACCAAGCTTCTGCCCCGAAGATTTTTTCTGCTTCAGTTTCTTCTCTTTTTTTTTAGGTATGAATACAAACTCATCTATAATATCGATTTCATTTAATTCATTAATCAAAGCTTTTTCTTCGCGTAGATCAGATATTTCTTCTTTTAAACGTTGAAGATACAATGTAGCATCCATTAATTCTTCTTGTAAATGATTAAGCCAAACAAATACGTCTGATCTATCATCTCGCATAGTCTTTCCGTATTTAGCAAAGCCTACATCAGATCTGTCTACAAATTTATTTACTACTGATTGTACAACTGGATCTCTAAATTCAATTTCTTGTTTTCTCATATTATAGTGTATTTGTTACGTCGTATTTTGATTTTGTAATTAGAGCTGGTCTTTCTTTAACAAAAGTTCCGTTGATCATTGATCCTTGTCTTGATTTAATTACATCATAAGCTGATGTAACGCAGTCTTCAATTTTTAATCCTTCTAATGCGGCAAGATTAGTTAATACAACTACAGCATCTCCAATTGCATCAATAAATTCTTCGCGATTATTTTTTAATATAGCTCTGGCAAGTTCACCAGTTTCTTCTTGAAGCTTTATAAACTGTGTTTTAGAATCTCCATTTCTATATATGCCCCGTTCATCAGCCCATTGTCTAATAAGATCATACACATTAGGATTTTCAACTTTTACTTCTTCAGGTTGATTATAATGTTCCATAGCCATTGATTTTTTACCTAATGATTGAGCAAACTCATCTAATGCTTTGTTATAAACATAGGATCTTGCTGGATTGAACATTGAGGTGCTAGCATTATTAATTATCCAATCAGATAATTCTTGGGTTAAAACATATTTGCCAAACCCAGTTTCTATTTTAATACCTAAATTATCCAATAAATTGCCTTTAAGCTTATTAAGTGGGCATGGGAATGTGGTTGTTTGTTCTGTAACATTTAATTTCATTTTATTTGATTTTTTTTGAGTTAAATTCTTATATGATTGCCGATCTAGTTTGTAGCCGTAGATAGATTGAAGTTCTAGTTCCCGTTCAGATACATAATCTATATCGTCACTGGTTTCTAAAACTTCATATTCATCTTCTTTGTAACCTTGCTGGCTTGTAACCCTATTATTAAGATTACGTGTAACTCCGATCTTTTTACCAAAAATGTGATAGATATAATACATAATTTAGATTAAATGGCCACTTTTGCTGAAATTACTGGACCGTGTTTATAATTTATTAAGGTTAATGCTCCGTTTTTGTAAAAGTACTGTGGCGACTGAAAAGTTTCCTGATCAAGATATTTGTGTATAGCATCGTGTTGATTATTGTAAACGTGGGCATCTACGATTTGTATGTCAATGAAGTTAGCTTGTAAAGCGACTTTGTCAGCAACATACAAAAGTATTTTTGAAAACAAAGCTACATCATAAGGTATGCCTAAGAACATATCGCCAGATCTTTGTACAACAAACATATTAAGATCTAATCCATCAACGAAAAATTGAAAATACAAATAACAAGGAGGCAATGCCATTTGATTTGTTTGAGCCGGATTCCATAAACTTATAATGTGTCTACGGCTGTCTGGATCCTCAATTAAGTCATCAATAAGCATTTGCATCTGATCTATATTTTGATCGTTAAAATTGCGCATTTGATGCCCATATACAGGACCAAGATCGCCATTCTCATCTGCCCAAGCATCCCATATCTTTACATTAGCATCTCGGAATCTTTGTACATTGGTTTCGCCATTCATAAACCATTCGAATTCTGTATCGAAAGTTTTTTGAAACATTTTTCTACCAGTTAATAAAGGGAAACCTTCTTTAAGATCTATTCTTAAGTTAGCATTAAAAATAGAATTGCAGCCCACCCCAGTACGGTCATTACGCTTAACCCCGCTAGCAAGACACTTATATAGTAATTCTTTGTATTGTGATTCATACTTTGTCATATTAAAATAATTGTTTATCGTTTGATTGTTGTTTTACTTTTACTACTTTCTTTTTATCTTCCAGCATTGGATTGATCTTTATATCTGTATTGTATTTGTTATAATAATAAAGATAGAATAAATACATTTGCTTCCATATATCAACTTTCTTATAAGTCTTAGGGCTTTTGTTTTCTTTACCGTTCATTACAATACAGACATACCATTCTAAAGTATTAAATGCTTTTGGTGATATATTGATTCCGTTATTAATACACCAACGTCTAGCAGCTTCTTCAGCTTCACTTGCTGCATAAAAACCCATATCAATTTTACTTTTATTATTAAATCCACTGCCCATTACTTTTCTTCAATTAATTTTAATCCATAAGATTTATCTTTTATTCTCAAAGTATGGCAATCATATTCAGGTATATTACGCATCATACCTGGCTGAGTAAAACCTATATCTTTATATTCCTCACCATAAATTTTAAATTTTGGCCATGGTGGGGTTTCTATAAGTTCATATTCCTTTCCGTTAAATACTAATTTATCCATATTATTTGTTTTTATTATTAAGGTCTATATCCGTTATAGCCCATTAAATGTAATTGAGTTTCCATTAAATGCGCCCTTATTGGGTTTTCAAAACACATTAATACTTCCCAGTCGTCAATAATTTTTCCTAAATGTTTATGCTTAGACATACGAGAATGAATATCGTTACTCATGCCAACATAGTGTTCTTCTGGTATATAATATACTGCATATCCTGGATATTCATTTGCTCTTTTTTCTCTATAAGCTTTTGAATAATCTTTATGTCTTTGTTTTTGTTTTTCAGTATATTCGTTTTTATATTGATTTCTTTTCATATATATATCTATTTTTCCCAAGGCATCAAATCGTTATTAATATTAACAGGTTCGTGAGGTATAAAACAACCGGAAGCTGGATCCCATTTGAAATGACATTCAGCACCATTCTCTCCAAGATTCTGAAACTTACATTTAAGCACTTTTACTTTAACGGTTTTATCTTCATAGTTTCTATGAACTAATAATCCGTGATAGGAAGCATCGTACCATTCACCACCACCTTTTATGTTATACATAGTAGGCTCTTCAATATTACCCTTAGCATCTTTATACATTTTTGTAGGGTGGGCAACAACCATTACCAGTACATCGTACTTTTTAGCAAAGATTTCAATCTTACTTAGATATTCTAATGTATAAACATTAACATCACCTGAAGCATCGTTGTCTCTTACTTTGTTGAATGGATCAATAACTAAGCATTTAATACCTTTACGTTTAACTAGCTCAGCTCCTTTTCTAAGTACTGAATCTAAAGTATAACGTTCCATATCAATAAAGAAGTAATTGTCGTTAACATGATCGGCAACTTGATTCCATTTGTCACTATTAATATCAGCAACAGTAGGCATACCTTGCCAAGTTTTGCGCATTAACTTGTGAGCATGTAAATATGTAGGAGTATTCTCAGGTGATGCATATGCAGTCTTCCAACCGTACTTTTCATTATAACCAATAATCATTTGATCTACAAAGTCAGATTTTCCCGAACTAGGGATACCAGTAACAGTAATAAACTGGCCAGTATACGTAGAAAAAATACTGTCAAAATTATCCAGGCCAACTTGAAACCCAGGTTTGAAACCGTTTCTAACAAAATCGGTAACCTCATCTTCAATGTCTCTAAACGTTGTAACATTTTCAAGTGGAACTGGCTTAGCCCTTGAAATTCTTTGGGATAATGCTTCTTTTCCATATTTTAATAAGTATTCATTTGCGTCTTTACATTCTTCAAACGATGCTAAGTAACAAATTTCAGATCCTAACCTTCTTACCAGCTCAGCCTGTAAAGCTTGCCCGGCAGAGTCGGAATCAACAGCAATAATAATTCTATCTTTATCATCAAAATAGTCAATACAATTGTCAAGATATTCCAAGTTATTTGTACCCAATGTAGCACCGTTAGGCACAGATATTGCATTAGTAATTCCGGCTTCATGTAACGCAAGCACGTCCATTTCGCCTTCAACAATAACACAATATTCAAAACCTACAATGCTGTTAATATTATAGAATACTTTTTCAGCACCTTTATAAAGTTTAAAGTTTTTGCGTCCGTCTCTATATTTTACATTTGTAAGTTGATCACCAACATAATAATTAAAGTTGATTACATTTTCTGTTTTACCAGTTTGAGGCATGAACTCCTGGCCTTCAGTAACACTAAGCTCGTTTAATGTTTGTTCTGAAATACCTCGTGTTGCAAACCATTCAACAACTTTTGAACTAGGAGGAGTGTGTATAGCAACGTCAGGTTTAACGTATACTTTTTCACTTTTGCCTTTGCGTTGGTATGTATGTAGTTGAAAAGTTTTATTACAGTTATGGCAAGTACCTATACCTCGTTCCCAATCGTAAGAAGCACATTTTGCTTTCTCATTCTGAGGTTTTCTATCTGGCGAGCATATTGGACAAATGCCTTGAGACTTACCTTCTTCAAGCTTGTATTGATTGAATTGGTCAATCAAAAAACCATTTATCTCTATTGTTTGCATTTATTAAATTTAATTT